ATGGCCCTGACAGACCTGAAGATACGGCGCTCCAAGCCGGACGCCAAAGCCTACAAGATTGCAGACAGCGGCGGCCTCTACATCGAGGTTCGGCCTACCGGATCCAAGCTCTGGCGCTACCGATACCGAATAGCCGGAAAGGAGAATGTATTCGCTCTTGGTGAATACCCGGATCTTAGCTTGTCGGATGCCCGCACGGCTCGAGACGAAGCCCGCGGGTTAGTGAAGCAAGGGATCCACCCTTCACACGTTCGCCAGGCTGAAAAGCTCGAGAACATAGCCGCGGGCGCAAACACGTTTCAGGTAATTGCCGCAGAGTACGCCGAACAAAAATCCCGCACATGGTCACCGCGGTACGCCACCCAGTTCGAACGGGCCATGAAGGCGAACGTCTATCCCTATATTGGCAAGCTGCCAATCAAGCAGGTCACAAGCCAGCACATCCTCGAGATAATACGCAGAATGGACAAGGCGGGCGCTCCCACCTACGCCATAATGGTTCGCCAATGGTGCTCATCGGTGTTTCGCTTTGCTGCATCAACGATGAGGGCTGACACGGATCCTGCCGCGGCATTGAAGGGCGCTGTAGAAAGGCCAGAAATTACTCATGCTCGAGCACTGACGCCCGCGGAGATATCGGAGTACCTGGGTAGGCTGGAGAAGTTTGGCGGGAACCGGACAACGGCTATTGCTCTTGAGTTGTTACTTTTGACATTCGTTCGAAGCGCGGAGATTCGGAGAGCAGAATGGTCAGAGTTCGATCTGGATGGCGGGCTGTGGAAAATATCTGCGGGGAAAATGAAGAAGAGGCGGATCCACGTTGTACCTCTATCAGAGCAAGCGCTCGAGTTGATCCGCGAACTGAAAGTGATCACCGGTGGCGGACAATGGCTATTTCCTAATACCCGGCGCCCGCGGGACGTGATGAGCGCTACCACGATCAACCGAGCCCTCGAGTACATGGGTTATCCAACCGGACAGGTGACAGGGCACGACTTTCGCGCCACCGCGTCAACCAGGCTCTATGAGATGGGGTACCCGGAGGCACACATAGAAATGCAGATGGCCCACTCCAAGAAAAACAAAACCGCCGCGGCGTACAACCACGCGCAACACATGCCGGAGCGGATCCGAATGATGCAGGATTGGTCAGATTACGTTTATTCTCTCGGAGAAGGATCCGGAAAGGTGGTGCCTATCAAATACTCCAGCACACGCCCATGATGCCCATGCGATGTACGGATATACAGCCAAAACCCTTGCAGGGCGCACCGTTGAGCGAATCGGCCAAACTGTTACATTATTTCAAAACACGGTAAAACAGGGTAAAACACGTACCCTTTTGCCCCCAAATTGCCCCATTCTGAGCCAGGCCACGATTCCGTATCAGGCGTCCCCGTTAATTGACAACGAAACGGTTGCGAAGTCTGCGAACGCGCCTGAGTCAGTCGTTGAAACTCGGATTTTATCACCAGAAAAAACAAACGCATTTACTGCAAAATCTCCAGCAGTCGCCACGGAGTTTGTTTTATGTCCGCTTGCCGTTACTGATAGGCCAGTGTTTGTAAAGGCGCTACTCAGGGTCACTTCATATTGGCCTGTCGCCAACTTCACTACCGAAGAAACCCCGTACTGACCACGAATCGAAGGCGTCGCTATAGTGCCGTCGAAGTTAACCCAACCTCTTAATAGAGACTTGCTTTCTGTGATCGTATTGGTTCTTAGCCCGCTGTTATCAATTACTTCGCCGTCTTGGGTATTTGGTCCGATAACGCAGAAGTTAGCCCCGGAAACCAGCTCAACGTCACCGGCTATAGAGTTACCTACAAGGACTTGATTAGAGCCGGAAACCTGCAGTGTTCCACCAAGAATTGCAAGCCTGCACCCAGTGATGGTTGTTTTTGTGGACGTGCCAAAAGTAATGTCTGTCATGTTGCAGCCATCAATGAGCACGTTCTGTCTGCCACCAAGATCTACAAGGTTGCCGCCCTGGCAGTAAATATTGCTAATGGTCATGTCGCCATTTGCATATGTGGCTGCCGCAAACTTAATGCTTTGCGTACCCGGTGTTGCAGAGGCCCAAATGCCGTCTTCGAACAGGGCCTTTTGGGCGAAGCTGCCTGTCACTTCAACCGGGTGCCCCGCCACATCAAGAATGTCCACGCCGACTATATGCTGAGAATCGCCGCTAGCGATTACCACACCTCCGCCAGTAAAGGACGCACTCTCCCCGGATATCTCGCCTTGCAGCAGTTTCGCGGAGTCTGGCAGGCCAGATACAATCTCGCCATTGAACCCTTTCTTGAAATGGAAGTTGGTTACTTTCTGTCCGGCATTCAATGAGAATGCGCCGGTCATCAGATACGTGTAATTTGAGCCTTCGCCGTCGCAATCCAGTCCAGTTCCGACTGCGTACACTACCGCTGCGGTATCATCTGCGGCCCCGGTTCCTAAAGCGCCGTAATGTCTGAATAAGACCGGCCCCTGCAGAATCCTCTCGACGTAGTTGCCGTTATCCAGTAAAGCGTATCTGCCTTCAAGCGGATCAAACATATGATCCACCGTGAAGTTCGTTGTGCCTGTAAGGTCAACAGCTGCACCGCCGTAGGTGAGGGAAAGCTGGAAGGTGTTGGCGGTGGCTCCTACGACCCAATACAGCTGTCCGGCAGTGAGCCCGTTAACTGTCGTGGTTGGCTTTACGCCATCGCCATCAACCAACCCGTGCGCCGTTGAAGTAATCGTATCGGTGGTGGCGTCTACGGAGGTGGAGGTTACTGACTTGATAATGAGGAAGCCCGCGCCTGCCGAATCTCGAACGACGAAGTCTCCTGAGCGCCCGCCTTCGTCTAGGCTGAACTGGTAGTCGGCAGCAGCATTAATCGCTTTCATCTCTGTGCGGCTTGCTACACGCTGAACGCTCTGCGCCGAGAAATATTCTCTGGCTTCAGAAAACGGCAACTTCCTTTCATCATCGTTGGACGAGTCACTTTGTAGAAGCAGGTCTGAATCCGCAATATCGGAAGAGGGCTCTAGCTGAGGCAAACGCTTCGTCATGGTTGCACCTTAAATTGCATACGAAATTGTAAAAGCTGTTCCGGTATTGCTGGCCGACTGGAGGCCGGTGGCTGCCCTTTGATAATATGTAAGCTTGCCGCTGCCGTCGGTTAAAATAGCGATTTCTCGGAGGTAAGCGGTAGTAACGTTATAAACGGCCCTGGTTATGTCATTTGGCCTTGCCCATGTTGGGATTCCTGAAAAGACAGGGTCTGCCTTATTTGCGTGTGTGGTTAAATCGTTCAGCAAGGTCACCGTAACAAGGTTCCCTACTTTCAAAATCTTCATGAACTGAGAAGGATCAAAGTCCGCACCTCCTATCTCTATAATTTCTTCCCTGTACTCTGGCACCTCATTTAAACCAGTTCCGAAGTTCTTGGTTGCCGCCGTGCCCAAATTTCCAGTGGTTGCAAGTCGAGTATCAAGTTGAGAGGTCTCAACTAAATCCGTAAGTCCTGTGCCAACACCTCGGACAGCGGCCTCCTTGATTACCGCTGCGCTCAATGCGTCAACTTCAGCCTTCAGGGAATTTGCATAAGCCAGCAGTTGGTCAATGCCCGTCTGAAATTCCGAGGTGGTACGCTGACCATCACCCAAATAGTTGTTAACCGGTAAATTACCCGTCGGCATATCAGTACCCCTGTATCAATGCGTCGATTGTGGCGCTAACGGCCACACCGCCATCGTCATAGGCCTGCACAAGAGGCCCAAGCGCTGCGTCTTTGTCCAATATCTTGATTGCCGATGCGGTGCCGGCGTCGTCCTGAAGGGTCATGTTTACAACCACGATTTCCCGGTAGTTTCGAGCAATGGGAAGCCTGGTCCCGCCCGACGCTATGACGACATCACCAATGCGCTCCTGAATGTCGCCAACGTCCAGCCTGGTAATTACGTTTTCCACAATCGGCGGAGAGGGTAGCTGTTGTTGTGGTATGGCAAGGGTGAATTGATAAATGCCCTGCTCAGCAACTATTGAGCCCGGAAATGCCAGCGGATCACCGGTGTAGTTTGGTGGCGTGTAATCAAAGCGTTGGTTGAATGCGTTTTGAAGAACAACTTCAGCCGTTAATGAAGAGCCCACATCGGCAGCGAGAACTTCAAATGTCCATTTGTATTCGACGCTTTGATATTCTGCCCCGTAGAAATCTGAGGCCGGGTCGGCACTATAGAAAATGGAGGCGGTTTCCCCATAGAAGCCGCCAATCTCGACGCCTTCCAGGTGCCCGTTTGCGTTTACAAATGCCCCGGTGAATGATGCAGATGACTGAACGTCAAAGCCTTCAGTAATGCCGCCAGACTTGACTTGAAAGCCTTCTGTCACGCCAGCGCTTTTAACGAGGAAACTGTATGCCTGGGTCGTGTCTGTCCAGTCTGGTGCTTCCTGAACCTCTTGAATGACGTTTTCAACCGGCGCGTCACCCAGCCCCTGAACAAGGATGGCGGGGTTCAGGGACACATTTCCAGTGGTGTCTATGGCCTTGACAAGAAAAGTCTTGGTTCCGCTGAAGTTGGAGACGTCGAACAGCGTTTCGGTGACGATGCCCTCGTGCATTGGCGTGGCATCTGCCCAGAACTGACGATCACCGTTTTGGAACCGAACCAGAAACCCTGCAAGATCGAGCGGAGCGCCTGGATAGGTCCACTTCAAGATTCGTTTTTCGACAAACAGCAGCGGAATGTCTGGTGGAGGCGCTGACTTACCGATGACCGTGTACGACACTTGAGACCAATCAGAGCGCTGGCCCAGCGTGTTAATGGCTCTTACACGCACCTCATAGTCATCGTCATCAACGTCGTTTATCTCAACGCTATTGTCTTGCCAAAACGTTACAATGTCGGTCCAGTTTGCGGCCCCGACTTTGCGAATCTGGACATCATAGCCGCGAGCCACCCGGTCGTCGTCTGCATCCCAACTTACAAGCATCCTTACTTTTATGGCGGCGCGAGTTAAGGTCTGGTAAAGCTCTTCAGAGACCACGATCCCAGTGGGCGGGCTAATTTCCAGCGCATCAGGAATCTGGATAGCTGGTGGCGGATCAAGTGCAAGCACATCACCTTCAGCCCAGTCATAGATAGCCGGATCGTCCTCTCTCAGGTCTAGCTTTACGCCTGACTGAAAGCTGAACTCCGTCGCCTCAACTCGAAACACTTTAGGAGTCCACCCAAGGCGCTCAATACTCAGGTTAATTCGGTCGCCCGGGGTCAATCTCAACGCCTTGAACTTAGCCACCAGAGACACGGTGAGGCCGAATCTGCCCCGCTCAATGCTGATCTTCGCCAGCCTGCGAGCAGTCGGCCCAGAGTTCGTTAAGGCAAACTCGAAGGTCTTCTCAAGTTCCTCAAGGTCATCCGCAATATAAGCGTCGATGATTAACTGACTGAACTCTACGACTTCGAAATTTTGATCGGCATCAATGTAGGTTCCGGTGGCCTTGTTGTGGCGCGCTGACTTACCAGGGCCAGGCTGGAATGACAGGCCGCCAATTAGCTGAGATTCGTCCAGCGTCATGACCGGTGCTGTGTACGCGCCAGGCACATAGGTCCATTGCCCTTGCGTGTAAACCGGGAAGCCCGCGCCAGCCTTTGCCAAGGAAGAAATCACTTCTAGCGGTGGCCGGTCGAACGGAATGGACCCGTTAACGGTGTATCGGCGCTCGGTCGTCCCTACCCCTGACGCCACCAGCTCATCAGCTATATTTGCTGCCGAGCTGAATGCGGCCATATCAATATCGGCGTCTGGCACATTAAGCATGCGCGACCAACGCAGCGCGTCCAGAGTGCACAGCGCCTGATTATCTGTGTAGCCGCTCAACCCGGTGCGAGGGTCGTAGATGTCGTTTTTGCCCTTCAGTTCTACCTCGAACTTCGGCAGCCCGGATTCGAACTTGTCTTCGTGGTACCAGCAAAAAATATGAACATAGGCCTGACCCAGAAGCTTGTGATCTGAGGTCCAGTTCGGCGGGTTAGACGGCACTCCGGCAGGAGTTACCGTAGGAAGTATGGCGGCTGCTTGCGTGCCATCTGCTGACCAGCAAAAAATCCGGCTTTCTTCCCCTGCTCTGTTGTATTTCCCATCCTGGACAACAGGCATTCGCCCATTGCCAGACGCTCGTGCGCTTGCAACTTGGCGCCCATTGGCATAGATGGCGGTAATTTCCTCAACTTGGTGCGCAGCAACCACAATCGTCATGGTTAGAAAGCGTCGATCATCGAACCAACTTTCGATATAAACCAACTGACCGCCAACGCGTGCGCGACCATAAACGATTTGCCGTGCGCCTGCGGGAGCCCGAACTAGCTTCGTTCGATCCTGATACGGGATGTCAAAGTCAAACAGCCCGCGTATCTGATCCTTGGCGTACGAGAAGGCTCCAAGGGTCATGATATCCAGGGTCGAGTTGAAGATATCTTCAATGGCCCCGAGAGGGTCAGAGAAAAAGTCTCCAATAGCCTCGAACCCGGATCTGAACGCGTCTGCTATGTCATCTAAAGGATTCCAGCCCATTACGCGCCCTTAAAAGTAGGAGGATGCCGGCCAAATAATTTCTTTCTCGGCCACCTGAGAAACAAACTCCAGGCCTTTGTCGCCCGGGTATTTGGCCTGCTGGGCTGCGTTGGTGTATCGCTCAATGCGGGGGCGACCCCAGTCGGCTAAGCGATCACGGACAATGATTTCTATGCGGCCTTCTTTGCCATACTTGCACGGCATCTCGTCCACCTTGCCGACGAAGTAATTGAAGGGGTCCGACAAAAGCTCGTCATTCTCATCCAGCATCCCGACCATCACCTTGGCGTCACGGTTTAGGTAAGGTTCGGTTAGGGCTCCTGCCAACGAGGCCTGAGACACGCCGGCTATCGATATGGATAGCTGCTGAGGGTCAAGGTCTGCATTCTCTGAGACGCTGGAAACAGACCCGAGATTGCCAAGGCCGAAATACTCGACGCCGCCAACTGTTTTGCTGGCGTAGAAGCTGGTGAATCGGAGCGGGGTTTGGAAAAGCACCTCAACAAAAAAAATCGGTTTAAAGTTCTTGCTTTCCAGGGCGTCAATGATCGCTTGAGGGATGGCTCTCATATGTCCAGTGCCTCGCGCCCGCTAATCGTAGTCGCGTAAATCTTTGGGGCAGACATGCTCCATGTGGCTTGATCATCGCTTGAAAGAAGCATCTGGCAGCGGGGCTCAATAACACGAATTGACATGCCGATAGTGACGGGCTGGCGCAAAGGTGGGGCAAACTGTAGCGTGGCCTGACCCAAAGCATCGGAGCTAATTGTGGCCGTAAGTTTTTTTAGCTCCCCGTTCACCTCGAAGTAATCGCCGGCACAGAAAAGCTCTATGATGTCCGCGTCCCACCCATTGGTGGGCAAGGTCGTTCCACCAGAGGTATTGGCCGACACCGCCCCCGCGCCATCAGGGGTGCCCAAAGGCTCCCAGTCCACAGGGATTACCCAGATTCGACCAGACCGGCCTTTGAGGCCTGCCAGGAAGCCTTGGAGCGCCCTGGCCGCCTTGCCTTGCCGATTGCTGAACGTCATGGAGACTGACCACCTGGCCCCCGGCAATTCGGCGGTCTGCATAGCCCCGTTAAGATCAGACTCAAAGGTCAGGGTGTTGTAGGTCAGCTTCCACTCTTCAGCATCAGGACTGATGTTGGCCGGAAAGTCTTGAATAGCCATTTACGACCTCCTTCCGACTTGTCGGGCCATATTGCCGCCACGGTTGATTTCAGCGGACACCGCATTAATTGCGGTGCTTCGGATTAACGGCAGGGCTGCCATAATCTGCTGTTTGACTTCTTGCTGGATATTTCCGGGGATCTGGAGAACTTGGGTTATGTTAGTGTCTCCACCATTCCCGCCCGCAGATCTTCCAGAGTCTCCGCGCCGGTGGTCTATTACCGTCTCGTCTGGGTGCAACATGGCCAGGAAACCGCCTTTTCCATCCAGCCCGCTAGAGCGAGGGCCGTTGCCGGTATATCCTCCGCCCTCAAAGCTCCCGCCGATCATCGCTAAGGACTGAGCAAGCGTTGTTGTGGAAGCCAAGGCCGCTGCGGCAGGCGCGGCGTTAGTTCCAACTGTCGCCAAGGACGCCATAGCCGCTGCCGGAGCCCACGCAGCAGAGGCCACGGCAGCCTGGCCAACGGTCGCCGCCGTTGCGCTAGTGCCGAGGGCCATCTGAACCGCCTGCAGGGCAACCCACTGCGCAATCATCTGACCGATAGAATTGACTACCGATCTGATCATGGTTCTCGCCATTCCCTTTAGCGCTTCTTCGGTATTCTCTGAGTCCAAGATCACAGCCTCAAAAGCATCTCCGAAACTGCGAGTAAAATTGTCGATCACCGTTTTGGACAGCTCGTCAAAATTAGTCAGGTTTCTTTCGGCTGACTCTATCCACTGCTGCCAATAGGTCTTTTCTACCTCGGCGCGCTTACTTACACCTTCGTTGGCAATCTCTGCCATCCTTTCTTGGTGAACCAAGAACGCCTCTTCCCGCAACCGCTCCTTTTCCTCGGCGGTGATATTGAATGCCTCAATGGCGTCAACCTGATCGGCGTAGCGGTCAAATTCGGCAAAGGCGGGGTCGAGATCGCGGCGCATCTCTGAAAGAGCGTCCTGCTGCTTACGCTGCTCTTCTATGGCGCGGGCTGATCGCAGCGTGTCGACGGCAAGTTGAACCTCGGCCTCGGAGGCGCCCTGAATGGCCAGCTTGTGACGCAATAGCTGTTCTTCGTTTAGGGTCAGTTGCAGGTATTCATCCTGCAGACCGGAAATTATCTTCTGCACTGCATCAGTGGCCGACTGGGCTCGCTGCGCCTCATCACGAGCGGTGCTGTCCGTCAACGCCTCACGTCGGTCCTCAAGCTGACGGTATTGCTCAGACATGATTTCGCCGGCACGTTCGAGGCGGGCAAGTTCTGCCTCTACGTTTGCAAGATCAGGAGCGGCGCTGCCTGGGCGCCCCTGAAATCTGACGGACTGGGAAGCTTGAATTTCCTTGAGTCGTTCAAGCTCGGCTGCGGCCTCGGAAATGGCTAGTTTGTTCTGGCGCATCGCTTCGGCCAGAGACTGGCGCCGATTTTCAACTTGAGCGTCAGTGAGGCTGTTGAGGTCTTTGGTGTAGGCCCGCAACTCTTTGCCTGTCTCACCAAGCTCAACCTTGGTTTCGAACAAGGAATCTCGGAAGTAGTACATTGAGCCCGCTGCAATTAATGCAATGCCGACCGGGCCGCCGAGCAGCGCCATCGCCCCACGAGCAGCGGTCATGGCCACCGTGGACGCCCTGGCAGCAACGGTGCTGGCCGAAAGGGCTGCGGTGTAACGGTTCTGCGCTACTGTAAGCGCCGTGGTGTTCGCCGCTAGTTGCTGGCGCAGAGCAATCTTTCTTGTGGTGCTGGTCGTGGCCGCAAGCTCGGCAGACAGAGATCCCTGCACAACCCGAAGGTACGCAGCTTCTGCGCCGGTTGCCTGCGCGGTTTGTCTGGCCAGAGAAACCATGGCGGCCTGCTTTTTTATAGCCTTCGCTGCCGATACCTCAAGCCCGCCTGCCGTTCTCGCCAAGAAAACAAGAAGCCCGGCTCCCGCAACGGTGACCAGTTCATCTATGTTTTCAGAAAGCGTGACTATGGCTTCACCAGCAAAACTTACCGACTGTGAAATTGCTTTATTTTCGCCGACCCATTTAATAAGTTCTGTGCGAGCAACCTCAATGCTTTGGCCGAAAGTTGCCACTGTTTTGCCAAAGTTTTGATCAATTTCATCGGAGGCTTCGCGCAATGCATTAACAACAATTTCAGCGGTAATCCCTCCTTCTGCTGCGAACTCGCGCAATTCACCCTTGGTCATGTTTAGGCTATCAGCAACGGCTCTCATAATTCCCGGTGCTTGCTCGGAAACTGAGTTAAACTCGTCGCCTCTCAAGGCACCAGAAGCCAAGCCTTGGCTCAGCTGAGTAATAGATGCGGCAGCTTCTTCCGCTGTTGCACCAGATGTCGCAAAAGATTGGTTTATTGTGGTTGTTAGACCAATAAGATCTTCCTGACTCAAATTCATCTCAGTGGTCGATCTGGCCAGGCGAGCGTAAAGGTTTGCGGTGGATTCAAAATTTGAACGCGTGTCCTTGGCGACATCAACCAATCGGCCCTGGATCGTCTCAAGCTCTCGGGTGCTGTCGGTCACCTGACGCAACTGGTTGGCTACGTTCTGCCAGCCATCGGCGTACTGGATGATTTCTCGCACGCCAATAGAGGCGACGACGCCAGCCAAGGCGGCCTTTAGCGCATTACTGGCGGTCGTTAGCTGCTTGTTTGAGCGCTCCGCCCTCTCCTGCGCGGAGTCCATTTTCCGCAGTTCGCGGGTTGCGCCCTTGATGCCGGAGCTATCAACTGAGAAGCCGAGTGAGGCCAGGTCTTCCATCAGGTTTTCGCCTCTTTCGCCAGTTCTGCGGATTTCTCTCGGCTTTCAAGAAGCCGGGCCTGTAATGCCTGATTCGTTTCTTCGGTGCGCTCGATATAAGGCACGTCGTCGGCAATGTCTGATTGCCTGCTCCCCTTGCCCAGCCAGTGCGTATACTCGCGGGACATCCGCATCATGGTTTTCATCTCCCATTGGCTGCAGACGCCACCGGTGGCGTGGTCGTAGTGATCAAGCTCGGTCCATGTGAGGGCCGCCCGCCCAGGAGCTATGCCGGCATCGAGAAGCCACTGCGTTAGGTATTGGAAAGGGTTGGTATCGGGTAGGCACGTGTAAGGGTGATCTTTGCCGTACTGCTCAAACCGCGTCCTGCGGTCATCAGCTTTCTGGCGGCTGGGTACCGAGTGCATCCAGCCGAGCTGAGCCGCCCACAGCGTTAATCTGTCAGCGGCTTCCCGATAAAATTTTCCTGATCCAGCACGTATTGCAGCGCCTGAACCCGGATGTCTTTGTAATTCCGGTACATCTCAATAAGCTTTTCGTGATCAGGGTCTTCGTAGCCGGGGATGTTCTCGGTTTCCAGTGTCATCCGGGCGAACAACTGGGCATCCTCTAGCGCTACGTCCTTGGCTGTTCGATTGTCTTTCTTGCCAGCCTGACGCATAGCCTTGCGCTGAAAGGCGGTCCATGTGTCGCTATCCGGGCCTTTAAGCTTCAGTCTCAGCGGTTTTTTCTGCTCTTTGTCCGCGTATGCCGGCTCACCACCAGTTCCCGGCTTGGCCAGGTGCAACCAAGAACCCGCTTCTGATGCAGACTCAGTGTCAAAAATTGAAAGTACGTTGTCGGTCATATCTCATGCCTCGCGATATTGTGACCATCCATAAAACAGGCGGGCAGGCGGTGGATGAGACCGCTCTTCGGATTCCCTATCCCGCCGAACGGGTTATACAGTAAGCAGCTTTGCTGTCGCGCCGTCAGCACCGGTCAGGCTTATCGTGCCCTTGAGGTATTTGCTGATGCTGGACAGAGGGACTGCGACCTCAGCACCAATGGAAATTGACGGGAAGGTGTAGCCGGCAGAGACGTCCACGCTGCCAATTCCCGGGACGCCGACACTCGTTGCCTCATCCCCGACGACATTGGGCGTGATCGCGCCCGCCGTATCGTTCAAGATCAGCAAAACGTCGCCATCATTAAAGGTGAAAGTGTCAGAAGCGCCCAGCACAGTTTCTGAAACCACGCGAGACCCTGAGCCCTGCAGAGAAGTGCTTACAATCGTAGCCATGGTCTATCTCCTTATGGCGCTGCTACGCGCACGATGGGGGTGTTGATCTCAACCTGAACCGTTGACCCAACCATGCTGTTTGCGGAGCCTGGGGCCTTGGTGTATGAGAAGATGCGGCAGCTGTAGTAATCCACAGAACCATCCTGAAACAGGACCTTAACGGCGTGCTGCTGGTTCTTGGTGGCCCCCTCAACACCAGCCGCCAGGATCTGTTGGCCCGCGTCGGCAGAGTCAAACTCCAAACCCATCGACTGGGAGCCGTAGTTAATGAAGCCCTTGAACTTTTCAGTGATGCCGGTCGCCAGAGGGTTGGATTCAACCACTTGGACGTTCGGGCCGTATTCAGGTAGATCGATGACTTCGCCCACTTCGGTGTAGGAGAGCGCCGCATAACCGGCTTCGTCAAAAGTTGCGGGATCGGCGGCCACGACATAGAGCCGGGTGCCGGTGCTGGTAGTCTTGGCCATGGTGGGCCTCCATATTCAACGTGGGTTTTCTTCGGGCACAAAAAAACCCGCTCAGTGGCGGGCTTGATTGATTCTGTGGGTTGCTAACTTGTTCGGATTATCGTCGGCACAGGGTCGCTGATTGTTCGGTAGTATTCTTCACCGTCTGCGAGTTTCGGGTGCGGAAGGTTTGGCCCAGAGTATCCAGCAATAGGGCGAAAACGCTCCTCACCGTCAACGATCACTTTCATTTTCGGGTTCTGCGCCGAGCCATGAAGGTAATGATCTCTTGGCGTCGAATCCTGCTGAGATTTAAGCATCGTCATAGCGCTCGTTGTTCCAGTCATCGATGCACTCTTCATCTGAGCCCCACACGACGTTGCCGCATTCGGGGCACTCTATCTTTTCAAGCTCTGTGATTGTCTCTTCCGGAGCACGACTTAGCGAGCGCCAGACTATAAGGTCATCGCATCCGCATTTGCATGGCTTTATGTCCATGACCACCCTACCTATTTAAGCTTGTGCATCAAAACGACCCCTTCATAAGCGCCGCCTGCATCTTCGTATACATCTTGCTGTCTGCAGTGCAAAGCGCTTTCTTGCCGTCCTCGAACACTATAACAAACGTCACGTCCTTGCCGCGACCGCCTGCAAGCAGTCCGGCCAGCAAGCCGATACCGCCAAACAGAGTTACACCAACCAAGCCCCAGCCCGCAGTGCCGCCAATTCGCTTAACCGATTCCTCGCTGGCCATTTCCAGCGTCTTGACCTGCTCCGGAAGATACATATCGGCGCCGGTGAACTTGTTGATCTTCGGCATCGAGAAGCTGTCAGAAACAAATCTCGCCTTCCGGGCGGTATCGAAATCGCCCGCGTGAACCTTGAATTCCCCGAACATTAGCCATCCCTCCATCCGTTAAGATCGAGAGTAGCAGATTATCCGGTGTAGGGAATGGTCACCATAACCATCATGCGGTCATCGGAAGGCTGTAATTCGACACTGTAAGGATGGCGTTGGACGCGGACTAGGCCGGATATGGTGGCATTCTTTGGGTACAGCGCCTTTACCTGATCCGCTACATCGTTGAGCTTGAACGGTCCTGCTGCTGGTCTGCCCATGACCGACACCTGATAAATACCCTGCGGCACCACGCCGTCGTTAGGAGACAGCCCGTTATCGATGCCCTGGTTCGGCATGAACATGACTTCCAGCCAGACTGAATCGGGAGCTGTCGGCGCCTGAAACGATTCCAGGTTGTTGCCCGCTGCGTCTTCGCCTCTAAGGCCTGGCCATGAAATGGCATAGCCAAGGGCTGCATTGCTCAGCGTGTTGAACAGAGCTGTGGCGATTTCGTTGTTAGTTGGCACCGTGATTGCCCCGGCGAATACGGTTCATGACCTCCTGACGCTTCCAGTCTTTCAGCTTTTCAAACAGCGAATCAAGAACGACAACACCCTCAATGCCTTCAAAGTTTTCAACCGACTCGACGGCGACTGTAAGCCTCGCCTCAACAATGCTGCCCGGAAGGATATCCACCTCAATGCGGGTTATGTTCTCAATTTCACTCCCGCAAGATGTGAAGACTCGAGTTCCGTGCCCTACCTTTACGTCTTCATGCTCCGGCAAAACAATTTTGATCGTCATCCTGTCACCCTCGCCTTAACCTTTCTGGCCGCTTTGCTGACTATCTGATCCCAGCGCTGAACGCCGTGGCGAACAAAGGAGTACCTTGCCTCCATGTCGATGGCATAAGTGGCGCCCCAGCCGAACACGACGGTATCGCCCATCTTGGCCTGGGTCAGAACGACGGCAACCGGGCTGAAGTTGTAATCCTTGCGTGTGAAACTCTCTGGCTTAACGCTTGGCGCTGTCGGTACCGTGCCATTGGCTGCCGCGAAACTGTTGCGCAAGAAGCTGGTGTCAACCGGCAGTCGCCCGCCCTTTGACTGAGGCGTTTGCACCTCAATGGCAACGTCCTGCGCAGACTGACGCCAAACAGCGTCCAGCCGATCCAGGGACTTGGCGACCCACTGCCCGACGGTCACTTTTGCCATTAGCCAAACCCCTCAATCCGCGCCACCCGCGCCCCGAAATCTATCTCTGTGCGCTCAATGCACCGGCATAGAAGGGTTTCTCTTGCCGGGGCGCCCATCGAGCTATCGCCTGGATAGCGCATCGGGTATCCGCCAACCATGAACGGTTGATTGCCTACAACTCTCTGGCCCTCTGCCTGCATGTGGGTTTGCCGGGTTCTGCTGTCACCCGTGGCGTCCCAGGCCCTGCTGATATCAGACTCCGGCACTGACCCAGCCTCCAACGCCTGCACCAGCGCCTCATGCTGTCCAGCCCTAAGTGCGTTGATGGATTCGTTGCGGGCTATCGTATCGCCCCGGTATTTTAGGGTTCTTCGCTGCAAGGCCACAATCATGCGATCAATCTGCTCTTTCTTGATCGGCTCGCCAGTGCGCACAGACCTGCGGAATAGCCGATCAAAGCGGCGATCCCTTAACTGGCGGTCGAGATAGGACTCGTCCAGCGATTCAATCTCGGCGCGAGCGTTGGCGGTCCACTCTGCCTGACGGCTTGTCATGCCGATGAATCCACCTTCACGCCTACCGGTCACCCTGTTAACCCTGCCGACAAGATCAAGTGCCGACTGCCTCGGATTTCTGCCGGCCGATACGCCCGCGCTCAAACGTTCTCGCACCATTGTTTTTTGATCGGTGGTGACCTCGGTAATCAGGCGGGAGGAATTTTCGCGCAGCCACTGTTCGGCTCTGGGGTGGCCGACGTTGAATGACAGAACAAACGTAATGGCTCCGTCCTGCCCAGGAATTCTGCCAACCTGCTTTGCTCCGGTGTGGCCGCCCTTTCGGTAAGCTGATTGGATCTCGCCCTCGACCAATCCGAACGACGCCTCTGACAGGCCAAGCGCCAATAGAACGCCCTCCACGTCGCCTGCGTCTATCCGCTCAATAATCTCCTTAATCCGGGCGCCTTCCTTAATGTTGCTTATCGCCTCCGAAAAAGCCTCGCTAAACGCCCTCTCTTGGCCTTCAGCTATGTCGGATAGGTTGAAGTCGTCCATTAGGCGGACAGGTCCAGCTCATACAGTACGGCGGTGCCTGCCGGAGACAGTGGGCGAACCTCAGTAATAACACGCCAATCGCTTGTTTCATCCGCCTCTTCTTCGGTTATGCCAACGGCCACGGTATCCGATTTTGTGGGCTCGAAGTCTGGCTCCGCAGTAACGGTTAGGGTCCGTCGGCTCATGTCCACGTAGCTGCCATCGGCAGATCGGACACGCTCGTTGCGCTCAATGCAGTGAACGGTGGTGTACGTTGGAGTAGTGGTCGGGTTAAACGATGATCCGCCCGTCACAACTTCCCGGCGAATCGCAGCCGGGTAGCCGTCGTCCGTGCTGCCAACGGAGCGGATAGCGTCAGCCACTTCCGCAGCAATCGCTGCCCAGTCTTCACTCATGACACGATCAACGCCGCAGGAAGGTCGGCGGGCACAAGAATCGGTGCCAGCAGGTTGTCAATCACGGTGGACGTTGGCGAGTTTGCGCGATCACCCTTGCTTTCGCCGGTTACGGTCCATCGGATGTTTTGCACCTGGGTCAAAACCTTGCGCTCAGCCTCCGTGAACGTCTTGGAGAAAAAGCCGGGGGCTTTCAGTTCCAGCAACGCCGCCTCGTAGGATGCGTCAATAACTCGCTGTGGAATGGTGCTATCAGGTATAGTGTTGCCGTAACGGTCTACCGCACCTTTTCGGGGCCATGACCGCTCCTGATCAATGCCGTCAGTCGGTTGCCCCGGCCAGCGGCGGTAATAGTGTCCATCCAGGTAAACGGAGCCACGCAGACGCGCAGCCGCGACCGTACCGGCGGGCACAGTGTACCCGTTAGCGGTTGCGTAATCCGCAAAGCCTGTGTCAGTTCCGTAACCTGGCATGGTTTACTCCTTGCTCTCAGCATCTGATGACTTGGACTCGCTGTCATCCTTTGCCTTGCTGGCCGCTTTGCCGGCTGGCTTTGCCTTGCTGGCTGCGGTGATCTTTACGCCCTGAGACGCAAAGTCCGCAATCTGGCCCTCGGTTAGCTCAGAAGCATTATCAAGGGTTCGGCTTTTGCCGCGCTTGACCACTTCCAGCCCACCATAGACCTTGATGGCCTTGTCCCGGCCAGAGTTGTTTTCAACCTTGTAACTTGGCATTGCTACCTCCTTAAAGGTAACGGGGCCGAAGCCCCGATCAGTTAGCTGGAAACGCCGCTACGCAGAACTTCCGGACGCTGGCACAGGTACAGCGGGTACGAATAAATCTCGCCGCGAGTCCATGCCTGACGGTCACGATCCGGAATGTTCATGGCATAGGTGTCCACGCCAAGGGTGTTGACGTAGGGGCCAAACTCAGCCGGAGCCATCGCCTTCTTGAACACGCCAGGCGCGTTAACCGGGAAGAACTTTGCCTCGTTGGTTGCGACAGCCACCGTGCTGTTGTCGTCCGTGCCACGGTAGTTGTGGAAGGTGATGCCGCCGATACGGAAGCTTTCGAACACTTGACCTTGAGCTGCCTGGAGATCTCTCGCAGCCTGTTGGTTCAGGTAGAACTTTTCCACATTGGGGTGTGTGGTAAGCAAGTCGTAGAAGAGGTCACCAGCGAGCGCGTGAATCTGCGTTGCCGGAGTGAAGGCGCCTCGTGATGAGCGAGCCATGCCCCGGGAAATCTCTTTGCACTTGCCGTGCACGTCCGTGGTGCTGGTGGTCAGCGCAAAGTTAATTGCTGCGGGCTCAACCACACCGAACCGGTCAAAGTAGTCGTAGACAACACTGGTGCCATCCGAGTCCAGCAGCTTGCCCTGAAGGGCGCCGAGACGGTGGTACTCGTGGGTCAACTCCATGTCGCCGCGAACCCGTGCCAGACGGCGCAGATATTCGCCCTGCACCTGCTCAAGCTCAGTCTCCGAACCGAATGCGCGAACGCCTTGCACTTCCTCAGCGTAAAGCGTAAAGCCTTTAGCTAGGCGAGTAGTTTTCAGCGGAACCGCATCACGGTCGTCGCCTTTCAACTCGGAAGGCGCCTCGCCAGTGGCGCTGGTAGGGATCAGGGTCAGGGCGCCATCGCGGCGATCCACAAACACTGTCCGGGTGCGCACTGGCATGGGCTCGAAGATGCCCAACTCGCCCAGCAACTGGGGCTGGTAGTCAAGCTTGTTGACCGCGCCGGTCAGGGAGACCATGCTGAAGGCCGAATTGTTGAAAATGTCCATTGAAGCCATGTCAGGTCTCCTTATCGACGTACAATGATGCCGAGAGCCTTCAGGGCTGCATCGGATGCGGTGATTTGGGCAGCGTCAGCGCCGACCTCATAGGTCAGTTCCTCGCCACTAACCTCAGAGTCCCGGACGGTGGCGGTGACGGTGTTGTCCACTGCCGCTACGGTGGTGTTAGCCAGGGTCTCGTACAAAATGGCAGCCTCGTTTTGGGAGCCATCAATGGCATCTGCGGAATGGCGCACAAACTTTCCGCTGCCGGCAGCTACCGTCACTGTGAACAGGTCGCCAACTGCGAAATCTGGAGTGCCATCGTTAATGGTGAAGGCGATCTTGTCCGCAAACGCGACGCCTACATCAACATCCCCCATTACAACCCCGTCAGGATTCTCAACCCGGAACGTGCCGCCGGCAGCGGCTGCCACAATGCAGGTAGCTGTGTAGTCGCCAACTTGCGCGCCTGCCAAAACCGGCGTAGTCGCATCAAGAGTGAGCGAGCCGCCGCCCGTGTTGCCAGCATCGGCCACCACGGTTGCCCCACCAGTGGTGATTTTGCCGAGGATGGTTCCGGCCGCGAGCGTAGTGCTTGCCGGTACGGTCACGGTAACCGCCTCTCTGGATCGGTAGCCGTTTGCTTCGCTGATGAGGTACTCGGCGCTTTCTTGGCCTTTGACTTGGATATCCATCGCTTACGCCTCCTTCTTCATGGCGACACCGGCAGACTTGAACGCGGAGTCTCCCCACGCGCTCGCGCCGTCATTAGGTTTAACGCTGGTGATGGTGCGCAGCGGGTCGTTGGGGTTGGAGGCGGAATCCTCAACCAGGATGTCAAAGCGGGCGTCGATGTACGCTTGCGGCTTATCCTTCACCGCCTCATCGCCCAACTTGGCGACCACTGCGGCCTTGCGGATATCAGCATCACTAACACCGGTTGTTTTGAGGTCTTTGGCAATGGTCTTGGCCTTGCCAACGAGGTCGGCACGCTCCTGCACACGCTTATCCAGCGCGGCATCGTCCAGAACCTTGCTTTTCAGGTCGTCGATTTCGGCCTGTTTCTTAGCGATCTCGGCGTCTTTGGCCTCAACAGCCTTGGTGGATTCGGATTTCGCGTCGGCCACAGCGGTTTGCGCGGCTTTCACGTCGTTCTGCAATTTCTCAATGGCCTGAGCGCCCTGGTCGGTGGTACTTACCGACAAGCCGTCAACGACCACAGTACGAAGATTATCAGTCATCTGATTCTTCCTTCCGTCTGCTTGGGTTGTTGTAGGGCGAGCGCCCCAGTTATTCGCACCGTCTCCGATGCGGAATTCTTTGCCGGCACGGGCGGCGTCAACGACGGCCAAATGGTCAACGATGATGCCTTCCTGTCGTGCCTGATAAGGTGTTCCGTCCGGAGCGACACCATCGCCCCACACGAGATTTGCGCGATAACCAACGGACAGTTCGCGCTTGCCGTCCTGTACCTGCTTAATGGCTGAGGCGTCCATAAGGGCCAGGCTGACGCGGATACTCTCGCCGTCTCTCGCCACTTCCTCGCCAAGCTGGCCGGCTGCATAATCTTTCCAGTTACCGGCATCGACCGGGACCGGCGGATGATTGATGGTCACCGGCTTGCCCACGAATGAGGCCATGCTGTCTTTGGCGAACACCTGATCTTCTCCGCGATACACGCTCACGGTCTCCATATCAGGCTTGCCAACCTCTGAGCCGGCATAGACCTGAATGCCTGTGCGCGCACAACGGACTGAGCCCGCCAGATAGCCATCACGGGTGATATTCACCCCTGACAGCTCTGTGCTGTCGGTAAACTTCATGGCTTATTCCTCGATGGGGTCGGGTTATTCTTTGTTGCGGAGTTGGCCGTATTCCAGAATGGCGGCCTCAAGACCTGGCAGGTCACCAGACTCGATCAGTGCGTTGACCAGGCTGTCAGATAGCGCCTCAATCGGGATCAGCGGAGCGTCACCCGTGCCTTTTCCTGCAATGGTGCGAGCGGCATCAGCACGAGCCTTGAACACCTCTGCCTGCTCTTTCTCGCTCATCTGCCACAGCGGGCGGAATTTGAACCAGCACTCGTCCGGGTACTCGCCAAGGGCTGAGCGGACAACCAGGTTGAGAAGCTTTTCCAGCGGGTCGCGCAGCGTCAGTTCCTGCTCTGCCCCGATGCGGTCGTAGTAGTTCTTGAGTTCGCCGTCACCAGTGGATTGCAGTCCAGTCGGGCTCTGGCTTAGGAATCTCGTAGCCGGGATGTCTGCGGCGCCGGATACGATCTGAAGCTGAAGGCGCTGCACGTCCGGCAGTTGAGAGAAGTTGATGGTCTTTTGCTGGTAATCGTCCTGCTTATCCAATACAAGCGCGTTCACGTTGGACTTCATTCTCTGAACTAGCGCAAAACGGTCGTATACGGCGGTTTTATAAGCCTCTGACTTCATGCCCTCCATGAAGCCCTCGATCTGGTACACGTCAATCTTGGCTTCCTGCACCAGCGCAGCAATACCCTGCTGGCCTGCCGTAGCGTCCCGAATGGCAATCTCGATGGCGTCCAGGATGCTGTCACCCCACCGGTCAACCAGGACTTCCCAGTCTGTGGGGAGATCCGCGCCGATGAACCGGATAACACGGGAAGGGTGAATGCGAACTGAGCCACCAGCAGCGCCCACCAGGTCGTAATAAGTCGGCTCCATGTACGTTGGCGACATGGGGTCATAGTCGAGAATGCCGCTGGTCAGGTGGTATCGGTCCATGACTTTCAGGAAGGCGATGCCGCCCCGACCAACCCGTCTAGGGTCGAGAGGCTGGCTGTGATCCTCTCCACCATCGCTAATCGTGATCGCGGCGCCGCCGTACAGCCGAGCCTGTTTAAGGGCTGTGAACACGCTGCTGAGCACCTTTAGGCGCTTTTCTTCCGCCTCGATGGCTGCAATCTGCTCTTTGTCGCACTGCCAGGCCCAACCCTCGCGCATCATGTCGAACGCCGGGATATCCACGGCTTTGCGGCACATCCAGTTAGATCGATAGGCGGCCTCAACCTGCTGGCGATCCAGAGGCTGAAAGCTCCACGTACCCTGAGCGCCCTTGTCGCTATCGCCGCCAAGGCCAGACAGCTTGTTGATCAGCCCTCGGGATACGTCTGCAAACCAGTTGCTCATGAGTACACCGCCATCATGTCGTAACCCGCAGACGGCACCGGCCAGTAGCACATCATTATCACGTCACCAACGTTCGGTGATCGCGTGCCTTCTGGCGTCTTGTTGACGATCAGTTTCATGCGTGCGCTCTTCCCAGCAGTTGGTTGTGACAGCTCTTTCTGAATCGTCCGCAGCAATGGGAGGCTGGACGGAATGCTGATTAGTTCGTCGTGGTCGTAATGGACGCCCTCAGTAACCGCCCGCCAAGTCTTCTCAAAGCGGCGGCGTAGCTGCCACCAGCCCTGAGCCTTCAAATTGGCGTAGAAGTCTTTGTTGAGGGGTGTGTCTCGATCCTGTGGGTCAATGTGCTTGTCCGGGTCTAGAACAGCAGCTCCGGCATCCCAAGGTACAAACCGTATGCCCTTCGGCATCAGGCCTTCATCATTGAGTCGATTGGTTTCCGCTTTAACGCCAGAGCCCACACCGATGCAGTCGTATTGAACCTCTATCGGGCCGCAACCACTGGCGTGATCTATGGCCCTTCGAGCGGTGAGACCGGTGTCCCTCTCGCCCCACTCAGCAACGCTCGTGAGAATGATGCCTTTTCGGGCGGCGTATGCGTTCTTGTCACCGCCACCGTCGGCCACGTCTAACGCTCCGCAGTAGCCGCCGGAGTCATCGATGCCCAGCTTAATGTGAGCGTCAACCGCAACTTCAACCCATTCAGGCGGGATAATCACGCCCTCGACAGATGCCGCGTAGTTTCGGTCCACTTCCTGGGCAAATACGTGGAGAAGGCCGTCCGCTTCAGCTTTCTTGCGCCTGGCGTCGTACCAGGCCTGATCTTTGGCTGGGTGGTCGCGCCAGTCCATGATGAAAACGTTGGTCACGCCCTTATGGGCTGTGCCGCCATTCCATTCCTCGCCCGACTCCCGACGACGATGGAACACGTTGCCGGTGCCGTTGACGCTGGATATGTCGATCTGGACGTTGGTGTTGTCGGCAAGTGCCGCTTCAATCTTCTCTGGCCGCTCAAAGTGCGCAGCCTCGTCCTTGAAGTAGATGAGCTTGCGACCACCTCGCCCGATATTGTCACCCGCCTCACCAGTTATCGTGGCCCCGTTCTCAGGGTTCACAAACCGCATGAAAGTCATGTGCTCTTTAGGAGACAGCCCGGCAGGCAAAAACTCCCGGGGAAGCCCGCCGATAATCAGGCGCATCTTCTCAAAAATAGAATCCGGGTCACCGATTCGGTCAACTAACTGCTCTTTTCTGGAGCCCCAGCCAACGGCGGACCCCGGCCAGAACAGCCAGAGCCAGACAGAGAATCCGCAACAGACCCACGAGGCGCCCATGTCGCGCGACTTCTCAATTAAGCCGTTCTCCTGCCCTTGCATCATCGCTAAGAGAAAGCTCGCCAAGTCCTGTTGCCGCTCAAATAAGATGAACGGCATGGTGGCCGGAATCTCAGTGCCAATGTTTCGCGGGTCGTACGTCGACACCCAGTGCTCTATGAACTCTGCCGGGCGGGTCCGGTAGTATTCCTTTGCGCCATAGAGCAGCACCGGCTTGGACCTTATACTCAGGAGCCGCTTTTGTCTCTCGGCGAATACTGCGGTGTAGTCAGGCGGCCAGCTATCCCTTGTCGCTTTCGAGGGTGCTGGCATACGCGTCGGCAGCTTCCTGTGGGGTCATGTTCTTGGTAACGGTTTGGATGGGTCCGCCGCCTTGCCCTGAGAGCTCCAGCGCTTGCGGGGCCTTTCCGTACGCTCGGTCAAGGATCTCTTTGGAGGCTGAGACACGGGCTGCAGGCGGATATTCGCCACCCCTCATGATTTCGACCAAAGAGGCGATTGCTTCCTCACCGTAGCTCTGAGCAATCTGTTTAATCTCGGCAGTCACCTTGTTTGGCGTGCCCTTCTTGCGGCCGCCAGTTTTACGGGTTCCTGACGGCCTACCGCGTTTTGTTTCGGCAGGCATTTCTACTTGCTCCTACTTTAGAAATATGCTTGGGATTCACATCCACCAATAATCAACATCGATGTTCGGGCTGGTAGCACCAGACAGAACCAACTGGGTGTCACCCAGGCCCAACTTGACTTCCTCGGCATCGACCAACGGGGCGGTATAGGTGGCCACCGTTACGAAAGCGGATCTGGCCTCGCTGTACTTCTGCACAACCAACGTTCCGCTGCCGAATGTTCCTGTGGGCATGATCATCAGAGACCCTGTTCCGCCACGGGTGTTCACGTCCTCAGCGGAATTGCCGAGCGATACCGTGCCGTCTGCTGTCAGGTTAACCAGCTTCATATTGCTCATGACTTGATTGCCTCTCTAATGCTGCCTTTGATCGGGCGCTTTACGGGGCGCTTAAACCCAATGCGGACGTTTGCCTTAACGATTTCTTCAACAATGCTCAGCGCCCCCGCAGCCTCAACCGCCGCATTCCCGTTGGCGTCTGTGCCGTTCAGGGTCATCGGGTAGTCACCGAGTGCGGAGATGGGGAGTTGCTGGCTCCATGACCCACCGGAGGGGGCAGGGTTGTAGGTGCCTATGCCGGTCACAACCAGAGTGAGACTAGCCGCATCGCCAGAGCTGCCCGTTATGATCGGGTCCGTGTCTGTGGTGGTCAGGGAGTTGACTGAAACTACCGGGCGGATGCCGTCTACCGTAATGCCGGAGGTGTCGCCAACGGCATTGAGGGTCAGGTCTGCATCGTTGAGCGCAGCATCTCGGATTGTTCCGCCATCCAGGGTGAGGCTGGTGACACTGATGCCGCCTGAGTCGCCTTCCTGAATCGGGTAGCTGAATACGGTGGCCGCTGTACCAGACCCGGAAGCGTAATTCGCCTGACGCGCTTGGCCGCCTATCGTGAAATTGATAGCCGGAGTGCCGCCAATATTTACGACCTCAGACCAATTCCCGGTGAAGTCCAGAGACTGGCCGATAATCTTCGTGCCGGCCGTGGGTACGCCCACGCTGGTTGTGACCGGAGCAGTAATGTCCGAGGTACTGAACGTTTCAACCGCGCCCCAGGTCGAGTCCGTGGCATCCCAGAACCGGCCTCTGAACGATCCCTCTGTGTTGACCGTAACGAAGCCCTGAGCGTCGACTACCAGACCACCGAGGGCGTTGATGTCTTCCCACTCGAACTGGTCACCGGTCGCAACCACCGCAGTTGTTTGGTACGCAACGCTGGATTGGTCGGTGGTGTTGGGGCTGCTCATGGTGACAACCCCAAAGCCGGCCGCCGTGTCAGCCACAAGCTCAATCGTCGCAGTGGCCGTTCCGCCGCCACCCTCTGTTACCTGCAGGGTCTTCCCGGTGCCGTAGCTGTTGTTCCCCAGTACAGTCGTGAAGCTGATGCTGGTGTCTGACCAAGCAGTGATGGTCTGCGTTACGCCGTCAATGGTTACGCCGCCCGTACCCTGAGTCGCACCAAAGCCAGAGCCTGTAACGGTGCGAGACTGCCCCGGAAACGCTGTGGCGGGACTGGTGGTTATCGAAGGGCCGGCAACGGCAGTCGTTGCATTAACCAGCGTAGGTGAAGCCTGAAGGTTCGGAGTGGTCTCGTCGTCCTCGGCTACGATGTAGTAGTCATAGGCAGTTGATGCGGCGCCCGTGGAGAACACAAGGTCCGCTGAATTGGCTGCTGCCGCTGATTTTGCCTCCGGGGCAGCCGCGCCTGTCGAGTCCTGGCCCGCCTTAACTTGGGCAGAGCTTGGGGCTGCTGCGCCATTGGCAAGACGAACACCGTACAGCGTTCCCGGCTCATCCAGAGTGGCGGATATGGTGTGCCCTGATGATGTGGTTGCAGTGACTGCCGGGGCGCTGGTGAACGTCGGGGCGGTGGTGTCTGCACCGAGCGTATCGGCCGAATAATTATCGATTGTGTAGTGCGCGTAATTCGTGTTCATCCGGCGAATAAAGCCGATAGTGCCTGCCGCCGTATAGTTTGCGTCAGTCACTGCGTCGCGCTCAATGCCGTCCAGAAACCCCTTCAGGGACGTGCCGCTCGCTTCGACTTTAAGCGTTATCGTTACCGGTAGAACTGATAGGTCTACGGCAAAAGGTGTCCCGATTAGCACTTCTGACCCAGCGTCATATCGATACAGCGCAACTGTCTGGCCATTGGGGTCCACGGCAAACGCATAGCCGCTGTCATTGCTAACCCCCTGCATCCTGAGCATAGGGCCGGTGATCGTGAAGTCCGCAGTGTCAGTGACAGTGACGTCCATCTGCGCAGAGTAATCCGCAGACGGTGGCGTTATGCTGACTCTCGGGAATAGGCGCGCGTTGCCAGCGGCCGTTCCGTAAACGTAGTCGCCGGCTGGATCGATCACCGTTGAGGCAGAGGCAATCCAGCTGTGGCCGCTGTCGCTGACGTGATTCTGAAGGTCGATATCAACGCCGCCAGCTTCTACGAACGTGTCGTTGAAAAACTGAGCCACTATGACGCCCTCCAGAGATAGCCTTCGGTGTTATAAAGGCCGTCACTGTTCACTACATACGCGTAGACGGGTCCTGTTGCCAGCGGACCCAGCGAGTCAATATCTACCTCGATCTGCCCGCCTGATCTGCCGTTTTGCTTTAGGATAAATCTCTTGCCCGGAGTGCACGCCGTGAACGTGCTGGCGTCACCGACCACAACGCGCTCAGGTGAGTCGTTTGCAAAAATGCGGTCAATATCCAGGATTGTTTCTTGGTCGGACCGAGTGTAGTAGGGAACCAGAAGCCGGTGAATCTCGCCTTGTAGGAGTCCATCATCAATCTGGTATTCGTTGCCATCCCATTCGGACGACGCAATGCTGCCATCCGGGCTTGCGGCATGACCGCCAGGAAATCCAGAAAACGTAAAGCTGTCCTCTGCTCCAACCTTGGCGTAGATTTTTCCGTTTGCGGTGTTGAGGTCGCCCATTTTCATGAAGCCTGACCACGGCTCCCATACATTTGTTAACGGCGTACTGCCATACCACGCAGCCTGCCCCGATGGCCCAGGATCGACATTCAAAAGAAAACCGTTTCCGTCCTCTCGTGTCCACGTTAGGCGCGGAAGTTCGCCTTGTGCGTCTGCGCCAATCGTGCTGTAGGGGACTAGTCGCCAAAACTTGATCTGTGCATCACCCACCGCAACGAAGTCAGGAACCTGATAGCGGGTCCAGCCCTCAAAAAATATTTCTCGGTACGGTTGGTCGAACACGATTCCCGCTTGATCGGGGCGCGTCTGGATGGCGTGGCAGCGAGCGTATTTCGAACCAAAAAGACTTCCTGCGGTTTCGCACTCATATTTCTGAAACCCCGGATCCAGGTTTGCGTGCTGGATAGACGTCACTACCTGTCCGGCCGTTTCGGCCTCAAAATTGATGAACGCCAGTTGGCCGTTTCGTTTGGTGCTCAGGTTGCCGACACTGATTGTTGCAACTTGCCCAGCCGTGAACGTTCCGGAAATAGAGCTAATAGTTGGCGGTTGGCCCTCAAGCCAGCCTCCCAACCCCACGGACTGAAACCCGCCTCCGGCCTTAGCTTGAATGGGCAAAACCCGACCTGCGGGGATTGTAATAGCCATTACTCACCGCCCTCATCGCGCCAGTTGCGCAGCTCGGTTTTGTCGGCGTTGCAGATCCGCAGCATGGTCTGTAGCTCGCTCGCGTTAGCGCTTTCTGGAATAGATTCGGCCGCCAAACATCGCAACGGCCCAGTAGATCGGATAGCGCCAGCGGGGCGGGACGCCTTCATGCTCCATAGCATCGAGAAAGGTTCGGTCTGCAAAGGCCTTGCCGCGCTGGGATTCATACAGGTAATCGTGGACAACCGCAGACTTCACCGCCCTGCCCTTGAATGCGGCATAGACGATAGGTATTCGGGGCACACTATCCAGATCGGTCTCAAAGCCGGAGGGAACCACAATGGTTCCGCTGTGGTGGTAATACATCAGGGGCAGCGTCAAACGCCATTGACCGGTCCGGGTGAGCGTGTGAGTCAGCCGGCTGAACATATTGTCTGAGAAAGGCATTAGCGAACCCTGGCGGCCGCCTGATCAACCCAGGTCAACACAGTGGACAGCGTGTACCGCTCGTCAGCCCCAACCACGCCCTCACCGATCAGATCCGCGATCACCTTCCGCGCCAGGTTCAGGCCATAGATAACCAGATCCTGCTCAGCCAGTGACAGCGACTCGAAATCGAATTCCCGCAGGGCCATATCCTGAAATTCAGCCAGCGTGAATTCAGGCCCGCCATCCACAATTGCCTGCAACTTGGCAACCTCCCTCCGCATGCGTGCTGCACGCTCGACAGGCTCATCATCGGCTGCAATGAACCGAAGGGTTAGTTGGCTGGTTACCAACTGGGCAGTCATTGGGCTTTCCTCGACCTTCTCAAGAACGGCGCAGCCGGACAGTGCCACCATCAGGACGACGGCAGTAATCAATTTGAACATGGGGGCCTCCAGGGCTTGGGTTCGGGCGGCTATTGTCAGCGGCTCTTACGCTCCAGTGCATCGATTCGCGCATGGATCATCTTGTCACGCAGTAACTGGGTTTCCTTGGCGTTCTCGGCTTCGCGCTTGGTCTGATACTTGTCAAAGCGCTCGTCCATAGCGGAGATGGTGTTCTCGATGTTCTGAATGCGGTTCAGGACGACGCCCATCGTGCCCGTCAGATCAGTTATGCCCTTGCCAACCCATATGATGGCGGCGAGTATTAAGGCCGCTATAATGGTTTGTCCGTGGCGCTCCCAGGCTGTTGCGGTGTCTTTGGTCATAGGAGTCCTTCAGTCAGCGATGGCGTATCGCTGGTAATTCTCCACAGCTTCATCCGGCTTCCCGGCCCCCAAATGCGTGTTGTAGTGCGCTTTCCAATACTGTGCCAAGCCGTCAACGTCCATCGCTGAGGGTAAGCGCGTAGGTACGCGTAGGTAATGAACCCGTGCCATGGCGCAGGCATAGTAAACATTGCCAGGGAGCTGCTGAGAAAGGCGTCCGTAGTGCTTAACATAGGACGCAAGGTCCGGCTTGAACCTCAGATAATTGTCCCAAATATCGTCATGGGTGCGTGGCTCCATCTGGAAGATGCCTAGCGCGGGCCCACCCACCTGGTGGATGTATTTTCCGCACAGGGATTCTGTGGCCGCCGTGAGCATCAGAAGTTCTTCGGCGGCTTCGGAGTACAGGCCGATGCGGTTCAGGACCGGACGAATGATGTACTCACGAAGCTGGCCGGGATGGATACTCATGCGACCTCCACAAACAGAAAACCCCGCACTTGGCGGGGCGTGTCACCGGATCATCGGTGGGGGGGGGAATTTTCAATCAGGCAACAAAAAATCCGCGACGGCGGAACCGGGCGGCTTTTTAGAGGGCAGGGCGTTTGCCCAAAGGGCAAATTTTACCAGTTATCAGAATCCTACTTCCTGGTGAGTTCTCTGTCAAGCATCATGCAACCTGCCTTTCCCTCAGACCCATAACTCTCTCCAGCTCAAAATAGCCATCGCTCACCCGGCGCTTGAATGCATCCTTGGTGCAGTGCAGATCCTCGGCGCACAGTTCGTCAGTCCAGAGCTTGGTGACGGGGCTTCCTGGCCGCATTGGATCAACGGCCACTACTTTCTCTCGCCCCCTAAGAGCTCTGTCGTACACTATTGCATCACGGAATATCTCAGGGAGCCGGTCGATCCACTCCACGGCGGTTAGGTGATCTTGGGTGATTATGTCGCGGGACATGCGGTCAATCTTCGCTCCGAGCTTGCAGAAGCCGCTGAATCCTGAGCCCCTTGGGATCTGCCCCCTGAAATCAACGGACATACCGATGACACTACGACTCTCGTAGGCCATATCGCGGCGGCGCGCCTCTGCGTAAATCGCCTCAATGTAGAGGTCCACCGTACTCTTGGCCTGGTTTCTCCAGCGCCTTTCACTGTCCGATTTCCGATTCTGCTCTGCCATACTACCCTCTCATCCTGTTAAACATCTTCCGAATGGTCGCCTCGTCACCAGATCTTTGTTGCTTTAGCCAGCCTTCCAGTTCGTTCCTGCTGATCCGCTTGCGGCGGAACAGTGACCACTTATCGCGAGCCTCGGCTTCTAGTGCTTTCCAGCGAGCCAGGCAGGCGGCCTTGTGGTCTTCGTCATCCATCAATCCAGTCCGTTGAAATAATCCCGCATCCGCGACACTGGGGGCCTTCTGGGGTAAGCCAAAACAACTGATTTCCGCAGTTGCATTCCCAGCGATCCTCCGGGCTCACCGGCGCCACCCATACGCCAAACCATCGATAACAAGCCTCACACTCAAGCGTTGTCGTCCCCACCTCTGCAACCGCCTGCCATTCATGGTTGCAGGCTGTGCACATCGCTGGCCCGCGCAAGTGCGGCTTGTTAGCATTAATATCGACCACGTTACTCATAAGCTCACCAACACCCCATTCTGCAACTGATAGCCCGCCCGGCCCCGGTACAGGGTCAGCGGGTCGCGCTTAGTTATCACCCAGCCTCGGGCCAGGTAGTTGTCGATCATTATCTGAAGGTCAGACTGAGCCTTACTGGCGTCTTTGGGCTCTGGCCGGTAGCGGCAGTAGAACAAGTCCCTGGATTGGGTATCGGTCATGCGGTGGTCCTCTCCATCGACTGAATAATGATGGAGCCTTCTTCGCCCCACAGCTTCGTCACTCGGTAATCCCAAACGGCGCAGTCTTCAGGTAGAACTGCGTCTAAAAGTGCTTTTATAAGGTTGTCACTGTCCGGCTTTTGCTGGTGGGGTTGGCCATCCATCGCGTCACGCTTCTTGTTACTCCAACTGGACGGCATCGGCAGAACAAAGGTTATGTGCGCTCCCTGCTCTGGAACCGCAACTCGCCGGGCTCGGCATTCGTCAGCAAAGGCGCGGTATCTGAGAACGGGCGGGCGCTTCTTCCAGCGGTCAGCCTGGGTTTGTCGGGGCTTCGGCACTGGCGTGATTGGGTATCTCATGCGGCCACCTCGCGAACAATCACGACCGCTACGAAATAGACCACAAAAACCGAAAACAGCGCTGACCAAGCCTTCCGCCTATCAAGAAATGTTTCCACAGCTAGGTATGCGCTGAACGCGAGCCCGAACCAAAGCTCAAGCAGCTCCATCACCCCGTCACCTCCATCAGTCCCTGCTCTATCAAGATACGCTGAGTGCGAATCACGGCCTGCAGGTGCCACAAATCCCGAATGTCCCGGTTGTAACCCGTCCGTGCGAATCCGCCATCCAACCACTCATGGCAGGTCGAACACGAGAACGCCGCCTCATGATCGCTGGCTTTGGCTCCCATGCCGCCGCCATTCAGATGAGCCAGGACCGTTGTGTTCGGATCGCCATTGCAAACACCGGGCACTCTCACCTGGCATTCCTGACCCTTAGCGCTACGACGGATCGGCGTCATCTTTGGTTTGCTCGACTTCTTCATCGGCGCTTTGGCCTTGAGCGGCGTCTTGCGCTTTAGTGGTGTCCTTTTCACGCCCCATTCCCCCGCACCATTTCACCGTCTACCACCCGGTAGTAACGCGGTACACGCCGGTGCTCGCAGGCGATGCGATACCACCTCAGAAACTGGTTCTCGTCTCCTCGGGCGTGATACCAGATGAACTTACTGAACCGGACAAATGCCCTGTCCCACTTGTTGTGAATGAAGGGCTCAAGATGCAATTGCGGCGTCTTCGCAACCTGCAGCGCCGCCATAGCGGTCAAGCTGCACTCACCCGGCTGCGTCGTCACCGCTTCCGCCTCCACGGCAATCCACCACAGCAGCAACAATGCCGCCAGAAACCACCACAAAGCTTCAATCTTGCTTGCTCTCTGCTTTCTCATGCTCTCGTTCCTCAAACGCTGACTCGGCATAAGCCTTCCAAGTTGGCTGGAACTCTGAGCGCTGAGTGTTTAACTGCTTAATCTGTCCGCCTTGGCTCAGGAAGCGCTCTATGTCCTGATTTATCTGTGCAGACTGTTTGTGTTTGGTGTGGGTGCGGGTTTGGCCGATGGTCATGACACGCTCTCGGCAAAATCAATGGCCATCTGTCGCGCGTCGTGTAGAGTGGTGGCCACCCATTCGCCTCTACCCCACACTTCAGGATATGGACAGCGCACGCTTCCGATATGACCTCGCAAAGACTCGTTAGGTGTGTCCATGGAATATTCCCACTCCACCAGAACGTAATTCTTGCAATGCTCGGCGCGGACATTCTCGTGCAGGTCTTCTGTCCAGAATCGAATGCAGTCTTTCAGGAAGTCTTCTTTATCGGTTGTTCGGTAGTGGCAGTCGCCACGCTTGCAGGTGGAGCCGATGCCAAATCCGAAAATGGCGCGGTGCGACCAGCCGTACCACTTCTGTTCCTTTGGGTTGAAGCCTATCGTTATCGGCTTGCCTGCCTCCCAAATAGAATGGACATTCTTGGTAAGTCCAAGCTCAACAAGGTAATTCAGCTTATCCTCCATGCCCTCCAGGGTTATGTAGTCGCCTCGGCTTTTTGTTACCCACTTCTTACCGCCAAACTCCGAATCAACTAAGTCCGCATTTTGTGAAAGCCATTCTTGAATCTTGCTCATCATTCACCCCGCAATTCCCGCATCAGCTCCGCAAAGCTGACGCCGTTGGTTGATCTGGCTGGTTTGGTGGCGTTGGCAGCCATCCGGGCCTTGTTCGCATCGTCGATTTTGTGTGTCTCTGGTTTCATGCTGCCAACCCCACTAAGTTCGCCATCTGTTCAATCTGATCCTGAGTCATTCCCAGCCAGTAGTTGTCAATTACGTGCTGGCAGAACTGGCCATAGATAATCTGGAACTCGCCATCGTCCATATCTGAGAAATTCAAACTGAGCGGTATGTTTTGGAAGGCGACACCGAATCCGGGGAGCTTTATGGCCATTCGCTCACAGCCAATGTCACCCTCCACCTGCAAGCGCTTCAGAACGCCGTGAGCCTCCATGTTCTGGAAGTCCTCGATATTCTCGACCAATAGCTGCCCCAGCTTGTGAGCCCGGCGCCAGTTGTACAGGCTGCGCGGTTTCTTGGGATCGGCAGCGAGTACGTCGCCAACCCGGAAGCCTCGCTTGCGTAGCGTCTGGCGCGAAATGTCGTCATCTGGCGCAAGGGTGCCTTCAGGCGTTACGCGGAACATGACGGCGCGGCTGGGTTTGGATTTGCGTTGCTTCATGCGTACAGGCTCCACTTCTGTCTCGGTCATAGCTTGCTGCCCCCTTTGCGCTTCAGCTTCCGCTTCTTAGGCTTCCTGCGCTTACCCTGAGGATGCGCTGACAAATCCTGAACCTCGGGAAAGTCCACGCGCTCGTCGTGGTGAAGCACGATTTCTTCCGCCTCAAAGCCTTTTTCCGCAAGTGCCGCAATAACGGCTCGGGCCTGAGTTCTGCCGGCCATTCTCCCGCCAGTTACAATGATCTTCTGGCTCATAAACTCACCCACCACACCGAAACCACCACGCTGACCAATATCAGCAGCACCATGTACACGCCCAACATGAAGGGGCGCTCAACCGCCCGCTTGAGGTAAATAAGCGGGATGCACCAGAGCACTACGCTGATGACAAACGGGATTAGGCGGGCGGCGGCTAGGTCTAGGATGTTCATTTTTCGTCCGACCCTTCTGGCGGTGTAACGTCGAGAAGATCAACTGTTTGCCCGGCCATATCGTGCGAACAATCAGTTAAAAATATCGCCTGACCATCGTTTACCCATGAGTGGCAGCGGAACGTCTCATTATGGTTGCGAGTCAAAACACTGGGTTTGATCGTCGGCTTGTTAGTATCCCCGTTCCACGTCCAGCAATTCGTGCCAGCGCGACTGCCTTTGAGAATGACCGGGAACACCTCTGGATAGGTCCGGCTGGGGATGTGCAGCATCACGTGAGTACACTCACTGACCTCGCACGAAACCGGCCCTATGCCTTGAACGATTCTCACGGGAGCGGCTTTCATCACTCAGCCCCCTTGCGCCAGCCAGCGGCTAGGATGGCGTCGGCAATAACCTCTGAAGGCTCATTCATGTAAATGATTTCTAACAACTCATCCCTGTCTCTCTGCTCTTTGGTGCGGAGGGGGCGGACGTGCGCCAAAGAGCGATAGCACGCTTGATAGGTTTTTGTATCGACGATAAAGAACTCTCTGCCCTCGGGGTCAATGCCGCTAAAAACAACGCGGCCTTTGTGCCAAGTGTCGTGTTGCTCGACGGCAAACGTACATTCACACTCACCCCCCACGGGCGGCAGGCCCTCGCCGTCCCACTCCTGGCTTTGGGGTTCGGGGCGCTCGTAAAACGTAAGGTCATTGTCCGGATGCTTGACGCTAATCATTGAACCGTGCGCTGATGCACGCTGATGCATGAGCTCAAACCCGCCTCTTGCGTCATTCTCGATGGCAACCAGTTGCGCCCACGGTTCGCAATTCTCATCCCACCACGCCGGATCTTTCAGCAGCTGCTCGGTTGGCTGGGTCATTGTTTGCTCCTGTTTGTCGTGCACTTTTGCCAGCGCATCCTTTACTATCTTTTCCATGCCGCGTGATTTTGCTTCACACTTAACGTTCGGATGATGGTCTCTCAAGCACCACCGGCAAGCCTGTGCCGCCGAGCACCCGCAAGGTATTTCTCGTCGACCACAATTCGGGCAGAAATCGAATAAGGTTGTCATCGTGCGTTTCCTCCACTCACCAACTCCCACCGATAACCGTCCGAGCACTGCCGAGCCTTCTTGTAGTACTCAAGGTCGAACAGCGCCTGCCTAACCTGGGCCTGGGTGCTTCCGGTTCTCTGGTGCAGCCGGTGGATGCTCAGGGGCTCGTCGCGCAGCAGGGATTCGAGCTGCTGCATTAGTTGCTCGTCGGGGGTGTGGGTCATGCGAACACCTCGCTTATCGGCATCACGTAAAGCCAGCCGGTATGAAATGCGCCAGTATCAATGTGCAGCACATTGTCTCTTCGGTTTGGCTGCTCCAGAATCGTGTGTCCGACCACTACAGCGTCGATGCCTTTCACTGGCCGCCAGTCCCGAGTTGCCCGACTGATGCGGTCACGGCTCCACACGTCGCGCTGTTCGTCGAATCGCCCCCACTGATCACTGGTCACATCGGCATGGATAATCCCGACACTGCCAGCCTCGGCCTGCACCTCAATGGCCAGCGGTAGCCGCTCCATCATGTCGTTTACCAAAATACGAAGGTCGTTCAGTTCGTGCTCAACACACCAGTTCCCGCCGTTCATCATCCACAGGCCGGCATCGCCGCCATTCAAGGCGTCGTGCATTAGCAGTTCGTGGTTTCCGCGCACAGCAAAGAACCAGGGCTCATAGGGAAGCGACAGGCAAAGAAACGACTCAGGGCCACGATCAACAAGATCTCCGACGCTGAACAAGCGGTCTTTGGTCTTGTCGAAACCGATTTTATTTAGGCGGCGCATCAACAGGCTGTAGCAGCCGTGAATGTCGCCCACCACGAAGTCGCGACCTAATTCATTGCGATCAAACTTTTGCAGTTCCATTAAGCAGCCTCCGGCCCTGGGCTTGGGTTGTTGTTGTACCGATCGGTACGAGCAAAGTGCCACCAACCTCCACGCTTAAACCGCTCAACCTTCCCTTGGCTAATCAGCGCCTCTACCGCTGCCTGAACTTCGCTCGCTTCCTGCGTGACAACGATAATGATGCCCGCCATCGTCATCGGACCTCGGGCCAGCGTGTTCAGGACTGACTGCATTAGGATTTCGTTGTGCATCACCCAACCTCTCCCTTATCCATCTCACCCCAGCCCTTCACCCGCGCAATCGTGTACGGAGGTCGCCAGGGCTCGTTTGTGTCGATCTCTGCGCGCAACGCGGTCTCGCTCACCGCACTGCGATACTCTCGACAGTAGAAAAAGCCTTGGAACTCTACGCAGAAGTCCAGGAGGTCCTTACCGTCTACTATCTGGGTGTTGGGTGATGTGGTGGTCACGAAACAACCCTCGCTTTCCGCGCCCGCTTTTCGGTGAGCTTAAAGGCATCCCGGTGTGCGATATTCTTCGGCAGCAGGATTGGCCCGCTATGGCGCTCAAGGAAACCTTCGGTGCCGGGATCGCAGACAAGATAGTGTTCGCCGTGTCCGGTGTGCTCTATGGTGTCTCCGACGCGGATAGTTCTGCCTTCGCAGTCTTGATATGCGGTCATGCGGCGGCCCTCACTGCTGAGATAATCTGATTCACCGGCTCAGGGCATACCGCGTTGCCCATCAGATGAACGGCCAGCCTGTGGTTGTCTGGCAGCTGGTAGGTATCCGGAAAGCTCATGGCATCACGGCATTCAAAACGGGAGAACATTCGCATCCGGTCACCATCGACAATTGCCCATCGGTCCCGGGTGGTGATCGTTCCCACTGGACGGTCCAGGCTGCGGCTGGTCTTGGTCATTCCGTAGTACGAGATCAAGAACCGGCCGCCATGGACGCGCCTGCCGTGCTCGATTCGCTCAAGTGTGGCGGCGGCCCGGCCAGGCTTATCGATCTGACTCCATTTACCGCTATCGAAGTCGATGAATTCCCGGGAGGGAATGTGCTGGCCCCGGGGGATCTGTAGGTGCAGAGGATGCTCTGACTGAGCCAGTACTAGGAACAACCTCACCCGATGCTGGGGCGCCCCGTAGTCCGCAGCGTCAATGATGTGCGGAGCAACGCTGTATCCCAAGGCGCTCATTGCCATTTCCCAAGGGCGATAAAGTTGCCAATTCAGAAACTCGGGCACGTTCTCGACAATGATGAATTCGGGTCGGTGATATTCAGCAGCAGAGACAACCGCCCACGCAGTAGATCGGGATGCGTCGTGCTGAGGGTTTCCCTTGGCCTTGCCGCGAGCTTTGCTGTGTCCCTGACAGCATGGAGAGGCCAGCATGAGGTCGTGCTTGGGAACCTTCGACCAGTCGGCTTGGTGCAAGTCTTGGCAAAGGTGCATCGCTTCTGGGTGGTTCTTGCTGTGCCATTCGACAGCATCGGGCCAATGGTTCGCAGCCCATACAACCTCACAGCCCGCCATAGTTGCACCAGTCGAGAATCCGCCTGCACCGGCAAACAGATCGATGACTTTCATGATTCTGCCCCTTTTGCCGAAAGTGCATCCGAAATCGTGTAGGCCGCTACGCCCTGACCCAATAAATCGGCACCACACGGAGCCAGAACATTCCTGCTCACGAGCGCCTTGAGAGTCAGCCGATTTACCTGCGTGCCATCCATCAGATAAGGATTGCCCTTCGCGTCAACATTGATCACTTGGCCGGTCTCCCGCATGTGCTGAAGCAGTTTTGCCTGGGGGGGGGGTATAAGTGCTCATACAGCCCTCCCCTGATCCACACGCCACCGGTTTAGCTCCGCACGAACTCGCGGGCTGGAATAAGGTGAAAGGTTCATTGGGCAGCCTCCTTGACGAACCACACGGTTCCATCCAGTTCCATATACACACAGCGGGTCAGCATCAGAAACGATACCGGCACGCATACATCGTCCTCATCGCACCAGAGAATCAGTGCCAGTTGTGGGATGGTGCGCGGACCTTGCTCTTTCAGAACTTCCAAAATGTCCTCAATCATGCCGCTGCCCTCCGTGATCTAATTAGGCAGTCCAAGTAGTCGTCACCAGCTTGGCCGGAGACATAAACGTCCACTTTTAATCCTTGCCGGTGTAGGCGTTTCGCCAGCACAAAGGCGGCTGCCTGTCCGGTAAAGCTGTGGTCGTTGTCCGCGTATATCGTGATCTGACTAACCCCTTCGGGCGGCTGGAATGTCTCGATACCGTGTGCGCTAACACAGGCCCAGCACGGAAGCCCTTCGCCCTCCATGACTGCTAAGGCGTTTTCGATGCCTTCGGTGATCGCGATGTGTGCTGCCAAGGGGGCCAGCCGAATTGCGCAGCCGTTGATGCTATTAACCGGCGTCAGGATCTTCTTGCTGGATTTAACGTCTGCCTTTTTGCCGTCAGTCGTCAGGTAGGTGATGTGGAAGGATTCGATCTTGCCTTGTGCGTTTTCGATCTTGGCAACCATTGCGGGGAACTGGCCGATTAATTTCGGCTCGTTGAACTCGTCGCGCTCGTAGTAGCCAAGGCTAGGGTGAAGGCGCAGAGCGAAACCGGTAATACCCTGGATGCCGCGACCCTTTAGGTACAGCGCGACCGAATCATGATGGCCGACGCGCTTCAGGCGCTTGCCTACGTTGCGCAGGGCGTTTCGAGGGTCTTTCCGGCGCTTCGGCTTTTCGGGTTTTATGTCGGTGTTCTGGCAAATCTCGTCGATGCGCTTGGCGATATCGGAGAACGACTGACCCGTCACTGCCTCAATCAACTTGAATCCGTCACCGGAGCCGCACTGGCCGCAGATATAGGAGCCGGTACCTTCTTTGTTGTCGAAACGGAAGCGATCATTACCGCCACAAGCAGGGCACGGGCCGTGTTTGTTTTTCAGGTGGCCGGAGTCAATACCGAACTCCGGCAGAATGGCATGCCACTTACCTTTTGCTACGTCGCGGGTTGGCTGTTTCATGCGGCAGCCCTCCGCTTCGCGTTCTTGATGTTCAGGTGACGGATAATACTCAGCGTTTTCTGGCTCGGTGCTGATGGCGCAATCTGATTGGTGTTACGCGGAGCGCGACCGGCGTACTCACGACACTGATGAAACGCCCAGCCGTCCTTCATTCCCTTTGCTCTGGCGTAACCCTTCAGCTCTGCGTACAGGCTGGCCAGCTCTTCGGTGCCCCACTTCTCTTTCGGCGCGTTGTCTTTGGTGATCTCGTAAAGATCACCGTCCACCACTTCTACGTCCTGGCGAACTTCCGGCTTGAATCCACAACTCGGACACACGTGCTTTGTGCTGACAAAGCCACAACTGACACAGGGTTTTTCAACGGGTTCTTTTATTTCCCGCTCTTTCCTATCCAAGTTTCGAGTGCTCTTGCCGTCGTGCAGCTCTTGCGGTAGACGTGAATCCGGCAGCCCATTGCGCAAGCAGTTGCCCGCGTGATCGATGATGATGCAGTCGGATTTCTCGTTTGCCGTGCGCAGCCCGCGCCCAATCATCTGTATATGGAGCATCAGAGACTTGGTCGGCCTGGCCAGAACCACGCAGGCGGTTTCCGGTGCGTCAAAGCCCTTGGTCAGCACTGCGACATTGCAGAGAACCTGGATATCGCCACGGCGAAAGGCGTTTATTTTCTCGGTGCGACCTTCCTTGTCGGTTTCGTATCCGTCAACGTGTGCGGCAGCAATGCCTACCTGCTGAAAGCGGTCACATAAGGCGCGTGAATGAGCTACGTTGGCCGCAAACACTATGGTTTGACGACCTTCTGCCAGCTTCAGCCACTGCTCAACCACATCACCCATCAGGCCGTTTTCGCCCATAACCTCGGCAACGGCGTCCGCGTCCCAGTCGCCCGATGAGTTAGTCTTGACGCCTTTCAGGTTCGGGATGTTGGGGGCGTAGCACTTGGCGCGACACAGGTAACCGTCGTCCATGAGATCCGCCGTGGTGATCGTGACCACCAGCCGATCAAAGATTTTGCCCAAACCCTTGCGAAACGGTGTGGCGCTCAGGCCAATGACTGGCACGCCGTTATCCTTGCACCACGAGATAATGTCCTCGTGCGCCTGGTGCAGAACGTGCGCCTCGTCAATGATGAGCAGGTCCGGGCGAATAGAGTCCGGCATCTGACGCCAGCGCCGGCCTAGTGTCTGAATGGTGGCCACCTGAACCGGGGCCGCGTAGTTGGTCATGATGTGGTCGCCCTGGATTACTCCGACCCACATGCCGTCATCCATGAATCTCTTGACGGCCTGATCGACCAACTCCAGTGAATCCACAATAAAGAACGCTTTCTTGCCCTTGGCACACGCGCCCTGCTTAATCGCAGATGCAATCGTTGTCTTCCCGCTTCCGGTTGGTGCCATGAGCAATTGCGCCATTGAGCCCTGCCGTATGCCTTGTCGAAGCTGACTAAGAGCCTCTGATTGATAGGTCCTGAGTTCCTGTGTCATACTTTCCTCGTCACATGGAGCCCGATCTGTTGCCTCGCCAAAGGTGGATCGGGCTTTTTTGTGTCCGGCGGTTACTGGTCGCTAGCTGAAAACTCCGATCAGTGACCGCCCCTTCCAGAAGTTGAGGCTTCGCGTGTGCGCTTATAGCCTCTACCTTAGAGTTGCTTCCTGTACTCCCTGAACCCCTCACCTTCCTGGAAGGGGCGGATACATCTTCCCTATGCCCATGCGGTAACTGCGCAGGGTTGAGAATTTTCACCAGAGCGCCTTGTCGGCGGTGGTGGCCCAGGTGCAACGCAGTACCTGGACTTGGCAGAGATTCACCAGATGCGCCTGGTATCCGCCGGGGTCTGCCAACAGCGTGTATCCGCGCTGCCCTCCCTCCCCTGCCGCTTTGCGGTACTTCTAGCGGCTTAACTGTCACGATGCTGAACCGAACAGAGCTAACAGTTAAACTCCGCACCGGGCGTCGGTCGCCACCCTGATTCCTTTAATTCCGAACCCGAAAAAGGGGCCTCACTTAGAAGCCCCTTCCGGCTTCGTGCTCTTTCGAGCAATCAGTACCTGCTTAGACGAGTTTTGGTCCGCGTATACCGATGCTGGCTACGCCAGCTGCACCCCCGGGCAGCACTTCTTTTGCGTTATCGGTCAGCTTGGTGCAGGTAGTTACCTTTGCGATCACCCCGCCAGGTGACTCTGGCAATTGCTCAAACTTCTCAACGCTCACCAGAGCGGTGGCGTCAAAGGCGGTCGCAGGATCTGCGATCAGGTCAGTGGATTGCTCCACAAAGGGCTGCGTGGCCAAATAACCTTCAGCGGCGGCAGCGGATGGCCCTGCAGCCATCAAGCACAACGTGAATGCGACTGCGGCAATCATGGAAATTCGGCTCCAAGTGCGCTTCATCGGCTTTCCTCGTCGTCAGTGGCCGGGCTTTAAGGCAGGCCCGGAGTCGCCTATACCGCTTAAAGCCCTCGCGGCGCATAGCACCCAGGGCTCTAACCACTCGAACGGCAAGGAAAGAGCGGTCAGCTACTGCAGAGCGCCTCACGGCGGTCGTTGATGTGGTGGCCGGGCGCTCTCTTCCGGCATGGCAACAACTACGACGTAGAATCACGTTGCCGCGTCAGCCTGCGCATTCACCGCATCAGAGAGAAGTCTGGAAACCGGTATTCAGCCAATCGGGCAACTCCCAACTAAACTGCCAGACCCCTCTCTCGATGCGCCCTGAGTCAGGGCAGATAATCCTTTTCAGTCCCTCTTAGTCCCTCTCAGGGACGCAATGGCCTCCTTAATAACCTGCGCGGGGTCTTTCCCCTCTCTACGGCAATGCTCTATCCACTGCCCCGCCATTCGTGTTTCAAGCTCTTCCAGGGTTTCTCCGTCCCTGTGAGCCTCAACAATCTCTTTCACCTCTTCATTGGTGTAAGTGATCTTCATTCATCCACCTGTAAGGGACGATTCGGCTCTTCAGTTTTGGCTCTGGAGGCGAATAATGGATTTGATAACGGTCTCTCTGCCTTCATCGCGCATACGCTCAAGCTGGAGCTTGGTGAGAAGCCTGAGAAGAACATTCGGTTTCATGTCCATCTCTTTTGCGAGATTCAGGATCTGGATGTAGGTGTCCGCGTCGTAGCGCGGTCGCATGTCGTATTCATGACCACCAGGGAGAATCCCTATCGCATCCTTAATCAGCTCTTTGTTCACCCTTATCTCCTCGTGCTTTTGCTTAGGGTCAGCAGGGACAAGCGATTGCTCACGCTGCTTTAGGTTCTTCTTCGCGAGACTGTTTGTTGTCGCGAATTATTTCCGATTTCAGCCAATCGGCTTCAAACGCCCCCCCGGATTCTTCTGCCAACTTCGAGGCATAGTCCGTTTCGCCCGTATATTCGGTGCGAGGGAGCATTCCTCTATCCACCCACTTGTACACAGCGCGAACACTAACTCCGCATGCTTTAGCAGCGGCTGGCACCTTTCCGGGAATTTGATCTATTGCCTTTTTCAGAACATTCATCCTGGTCACCAAACTGAACTTTCAGTACATCTTAGAACATGAACTGACTATTCCGCAACCATTAGCGAAAATGAAACAATGGTTCATAAAGAAAAGCGCGAAAGATTGCAGGCCTTCTCGGAGAGGCTAAGAACAGCTCTAAACTCTGCTGGCATAAAACAGCATGGGGCGGGAGCTATGCTCCATCGCCTCACCGGAGTTACTCCTAAAGCAGCAAGCAAATGGATTAACGGCGAGTCTTACCCTGGAAAAGAAAGTTTGGAGCTAATAGCGGATCGCTTGAGCGTCCGGGCTGAATGGCTGGAATATGGCGTTCCGCCCATGAAAACAAACGGCAACGTTCAATCAGCTCATAGTTATAGGTCCAGAAAAAGAGCCCCGGTTATATCGTGGGTTCAGGCCGGCTCGTGGACAGAGGCGAATGATTATTTGCAGCCCGGGGACGGCGACTCTTGGGAGGACATACCAGATAATGCAAACTCTGATTGTTTCTGGCTAAGAGTTGTTGGAGATAGTATGACAAGTCAGGCAGGTATCAGCGTTCCTGAAGGTTTTCTTATTCTGGTTGACCCCCACGGACATGCAGACAACGGCAGACTTGTTGTAGCTAAGCTTATTGACAGCGATGAGGTGACCTTCAAGAAGCTTGTGATAGATGGAGGGAAAAAATACCTAAAGCCCCTCAATCCCGCTTACCCTGTAATAGAGATCACCTCCGATTGCAGGGTAGTTGGCGTAGTCATTGAGGCTAAGCAGAAATTTCCATAGATGGATAAAGTAAGTTCGCTCAGGAGATGGCCAATATGAAATCAATGATTCCAGCAAAAACGACGTTTTCATTCATACTCGCATCCATAATATCCGCCACCGCTATCGCTAAAGGCGGAGGTGGGCAGGATTGCGCCGGCATTGCAAACGATGCTAAGCGTCTTGGCTGCTACGACCTGGCGGCTGGCAAAGCCGTTAAAACCACCGGAGCGCCGGGAAACTGGCAACTTACAGAAGAGAAAAATCCGCTAGACGACACTAAGACACTTGTATTAAGCCTAGTTGCAGAGTCGGGCAGTAATCGCAGAGGTCAGAAGCCGGTTTTATTCATTAGATGCCGGAGCAATAAAACAGAAATGTGGATTAGTTGGGAAGACTTTCTTGGCAGTGACAACCCAAAGGTGACAACCCGAATTGGTGGCTCTGAAGCTAAAACCCGCGCATGGGATGTCTCGTCAACCAAAACTTCAAGCTTTTACCCTCGAAGCCCTGTTTTGGCACTGCAGCGCATAATGAAAGCTGACCAGTTTGTAGCACAAGTTACCCCATACAACGAAAATCCTATCACAGCTATATTCCAAATCTCAGGTCTTGATTCAGCGATAAAACCGCTACGAAAAAACTGCAATTGGTAGCTAACCTCCCCGCGTGACCTCTCAGCCCGCCCTTAAGCGGGCTTTTTTGTGCCCGAAAAAAAATATGTACTTTTGGTACTTGACGATATTGTACCGCTGGTTCATTATTGGTTCATGTTAACGAGCTTTAGAGGCAACCATGACCAACTCAACCTGCAAGACCCATTCACCCAGCGCCCTCCGCTTCCAGGTTGGCCGCAACGAGATTGTGGGGGTGGTGCTGTGAGCGATACCAAGTGCAACTGCTTCAGCGAATACCTGGAAAAGGTCAAAGAAAAGGTTTCGCCTCAGATTCCAGAAGGCGCCGACGAAGTTAGCTTTGTGTGGCAAAACCGAATCTTCCTGGTCTCTGGCGCGGACTACTCGCCGGTAAATCCGAGGGTCGAAGTTGAGTACCGAAAGCCGAAGAAAGGCGGCGGCTTCGCCAAAGGAATGACGCGCGACACCATAAGCATTATGGCCAACTACTGCGCGTTTTGCGGCCGCAAATACGAGAAAGAGGGGGATAAATCATGAACCCCCTCACCTACCAATTCCACCGTGCCCAGGCACGGCTAAAGAGCAATACCCTGCGAGCGTTGGTTAGGGGGCAGTCTGTAGTCGCCCCCTCTTTTTCTCCCGCGCTGACAGGGCTTGAGCCGGAAACGCCAGAAGATCGGCTTCACGAATGGAGAGTTAAGCAGGCTGCCGTCAACACGCTGCGCCTTCGAGACGAAAGGATCTCCGCTACTCGCCGCAAGGTCATGCGCCGGATTGCAGAAAACCGAATTGGGTACGGGAGGAATGCAGCGTGATGGGCTACGAACGACTGAAGAAGCTGATCGACCGGGCACTGAACTCGTGCAGCCAGATTGCAGAGCATAAGCAATGGTCATGGTCTCAGAAAGTCACGGTTGAGGTTGTCGAGGGCGTCCCCCGGTACTTTGTTGGCCATGTAGAGGTCACCGCCAGTGCCGCCGCCCACGAGCTGGACAACACGCCGGAGCCGGTCAGGAGTGTGGCATGAAGGCCCTGATGTTTGCGGCTTTGCTGGCCGCCTCAGCAGGCGCTAACGCGGATGGCCTCTACGCCTATGCCGGAGCATGGAGTGAGCACTTCTCGTCCGATCAGTTCGAGGAAACGCACAACCTGACAGCGCTGGAATACCGCTCTTACATGGCCGGTTATTTCCGGAACAGCTACGGAGAGGATTCGGTGTTCGCGGCTAAGCGCTGGTCTTGGGATTACGGCAACTGGCAGGCGGGTGTTGCGGTTGGTGCGGTCTACGGATACCGGTCGTGCATCAAGGGCTGGGATGACCAATCACGACGGATATGCCCGATGGTCGCCCCGTCTCTGGTCTACACCGAATACGCCGTTCAGCCATCGCTGCTGGTGATGGGCAAGGCTTTGGTCTTCACCGTCCGCACCGATCTGGACGCCATTTTTGGAGCGCTGCAATGAGCACCCACACCCACAGCAGCCAGTTGTTTCGGTCTCAGGCCGCGCAACTGCCCCAGCACAAGATGCATCTGCTTGGAAGGCTGGTTGTCACGATGTACTTGGCAGCCCGCTACAAGCGAGCACAGGCCCACAGCGCCCTGATCGCTAGGGCATTGGAACACATGGATCAGCAGATTTGGCTGGCTGCGCATGAAGGAGAAATGGCATGAGCGACATAGGCGAAAAGCTTCAGCAGCAGGCTGAGCAATCAATTCTTGACCTGATTACTAAAGGGCACTGGATACAGGCTGATTACGGCAATCGAGTCAAGTTGCCGCAAGACTTCATGGAGTCAGTCTGGCAGTGCGTAGATCAGGAAAGCATTAAGACCGAACTGGCCAAGCGCCTAGAAACGGAGCTTGCAGACCGGATCGTCAATCACATTGCGGCAGAGCTGGCAACCGACATCAAGCAAATCCTTTCCGTCAAGGAGCGCCGAGAAGCAGTAAGAGCGCTGGCCAGAAAGCACATGAGCGAAATTATGTCGGCTGGAGAGCAATCATGACCCCCAAACAAGAAATCCTGGCCATCACTGAGTTGGCCATCGACATCACCGACCTGAACACCGGCACCCGGGTGCATATAACCCCGGTCGGGTCTGGCGAGATAACCGTCACGGTCTTCGATGCGCAGAGCGAGATTGAGTGGAACGAAACCCTGCTCGACCAAAGAAACACCGAGGCCTACCTGCCCAAGCTGCGCTTCCTGCGGCACAGGCTGGCGCAAATGCACAAAGAGGCGCTGGCGCAGCGCATGGAGAGTGGGGCGTGAGTGATACAAAATTTACTCCGGGGCCTTGGTCTGTCCACAACACCGGTGACGTTTTTACGCCCTTGGGGGCCGTAAACGCATCAGGATTGGACGCCCCTTCAGATGATGGGTGGCACATTGCTGACTGCGATATGGGCGGGCTCTTCTTGGAAGAGGTTAGAGCCAACGCCCACCTGATAGCCGCAGCGCCGAGGCTTTATAAGGCGCTGGAAAATGCTGCGAGGGTTCTTTCCTATGTGGCTGAAGAATATCCGGGCCATGCAAAAGATTTACGCGAAGCAAATGCCGCTCTCGCTGAAGCCAGAGGTGAATCATGACCCCTTCAAACATGGCCCACCAACGGGCACAGGACGACGCGGCAGAGATTGAATTCCGGGCCGAGGAACTGGAGCAGGAGGCGCGGGAGAAGCTGCTGGGCCTGCTGCCGGTGCGGTACGTCGAGAAGGTCGGCATAGGCGTTGTCGCCAACAGCAAGACCAGCTGGGACGTTATGGAAGCCGCCTACGACCTCGGGGAAAACGAAATCGAGCTGGCCTTTTCTCTGCTGGACAAGGACGACCTGGAAGCCGTGCGGATCTTAAAGGAAGTACGAGCTAAGGCCGTCGAGGACGTGCTGGGCCGGATCGACTTTGAACAGATTGTGACATTGAGCCGAGAACAGGCACAGAGGGAGAGAGCAGCGTGAATAAGGCAATTGCAAACATTCAGGAGAAGGCCGTCGAGGCTTGGTTTGAGCAGAACCAATGGGCGGCTGTTAGGGGTATTGATGAGCCGACGTGGAATGCTCTGTGTAGCACGATCTACCCAGGCTCAAAGCCTGAGTCAGTGTTGATGGCCGTCGATTACTGCAAAGCCCGAAAGCTGGACATTATGTTGAAGCCAGTTTACCTGGTACCGATGCAGGTTAAGGATGCGCAGAGCGGTCAGAAAAATTGGCGTGATGTTCCTATGCCAGGCATTGGCATGTATCGCATCCAAGCCAGCCGCTCCGGCGATGAGGCTGGGCACGACGAGCCCGAGTTTGGTTCGCCGGTCACTGCAGAATTCGACGGCACCGACTGGCAAGACAACCCCATCAAAGTGAAAGTCACTTATCCCGAGTGGTGCAAATACACCGTCTACAAAGTCGTTGGCGGCAATCGGGTTCCTTACACCGCCAAAGAATTCTGGCTGGAAAACTACGCTACGCAGTCGGCCAAAGTTAATGCCCCCAATGCCATGTGGAAGAAACGCCCTTACGCGCAACTGGCCAAGTGTGCCGAGGCCCAGGCTCTGCGCAAGGGGTGGCCTGAAATTGGTCAGCAGCCCACCGCCGAGGAAATGGAAGGCAAACATTTTGAGCAGGATATGGGCGTTGCACAGCGAGCTCCGGAGCGGGAAGTAGCGCCAGAACTGCCGACCCTGACTGACATAGAGTGGGATGACGGTTTTCCGAAGCTAAGGGATGCCATTCAGGCAGGCCGCAAAACTGCTGAGAAAATCATCTCCACCATGTCCAGCAAGTACGCATTGACCGACAAGCAGAAGCAAGCGCTGCGTGATGTACAGCCAGCCGAAGAAGGAGAAACCGCATGATTATTTTGGATATGGCTCAAGGTAGCGATCAGTGGTTGGCCGCTCGCAGGATGCATGACACCGCGTCCGAGGCCAGCGTCATGATGGCGTGCAGCAAGAACGCGAGTCGCAACGAGTTGCTGCACATGAAGACAACCGGCACCGACCGGGAGTTCGGCGATTGGTTCCAGAAAAACATCCTGGATAAGGGGCATGAAGTTGAGGCCCAGGCCCGACCAATCGCGGAGGAGATAGTTGGCGAAGACCTGTTCCCGGTTACCGCTACCGACGATGACGGCTGGCTCCTCGCAAGCTTCGACGGCATCACGATGCTTGAGGATGTCATCTGGGAGTGCAAGCAGTGGAACGAGGAAAAGGCCGGAGACGTTCGTGATGGCCGTGTGCCGGAGTGCGATAAGTGGCAAGTCGCTCAGCAGCTTCGCGTGAGTGGTGCCGAGAAGTGCCTGTATATGGTCACGGATGGCACCAAAGAGGGCACCGTATACCTCTGGGTTTTGCCGAAGAAAGAGGATGACCGCTTGCTGGTCGCTGGGTGGAAGCAATTCGACGAAGACCGAAAGAACTACGAGCACGTCGAGTATGCGCCGAAGCCCGAAGGAAAAGCCCCTGACGCCCTGCCCGCTCTGCGCATTGAGCTAACGGGCATGGTCAAGGCCAGCAACCTTCAGGAGTTCCGCGATACCGCCCTCGCCGCAATCAACAAGGTAAGCACTGACCTACAGACAGACGAAGACTTCGCCAGTGCCGAAAAAGGCGTCAAGTGGTGCAAGGATGTGGAAACTCGTCTGTCCGCAGCCAAGGATCACGCACTTAGTCAGACCCAGACCATTGACGAGCTATTCAAAACCATCGACTCGATAAGCGCCGAGGCGCGTCAGAAGCGGCTGGACCTGGAAAAGTTGGTGAAGTCTCGAAAGGAGGCGATTCGCTCGGAGATTCTGCAGAAGTCGAAAGGTGCCCTTGATAACTGCATTGGCGACCTGGCGGCATCGGTCAAACAATGCATGCCACCAATTCATGCGGATTTCTCCGGGGTCATGAAAGGCAAGAAAACCATCAAGAGCCTTCAGTCCGCCTGCGACGACGAGTTGGCCCGCGCCAAGATAGAAGTCCATGAAACCGCTAACCGAATTCAGGGCAACTTACGCCAGATTGACGAGCATGCTGCCGACTACCGATTCCTGTTCAACGACCTCTCTCAGATCGCCAACAAGCCTGCCGACGACTTCGCTGCCATCGTGAAGATGCGCATTGCCGAGCACAAAGAGGCAGAAGAAAAACGCCTTGAGGCTGAGCGCGAGAAGATCCGGCAGGAGGAAGCGTTCAGGGCGGATCAGGAAGCGCTGAAGGCTAAACAGGAAGAGCAGGAGCAGCGACAAGCAGATCAAGCTGAAACGGCCAAGATTGAGCAGTCTAGCCGCGAGCACCATGGAGAAGACAAGAAGCCAGCGCAGCAAAAAGCGCCCCAGTTGAACCCGACTGAAACGGTGACTCTCAGCGTCAAGGAATACGAGCAGCTTGTTCAAAACAGCAAGATGTATCTGGCTCTGGCCGCTGCTGGCGTCGACAACTGGGAAGGCTACGACATAGCCATGGAAATTATGCGGGAGGCCGCATGAAACCCCGCTTCATTCTGACCGAAGAACACGTCTTCCTCATGCGCGCAGTAAGGGCCCAGGGCGGCAACCTCGGACAAGCCGCCAAGGAGATCGGCATTACCCGGGACACCCTGTCAAAAGCGGTCCTGGACTCGCCGTACCGGGACGAGATCTACCAGATGTACCCGAAGATGGTTCAAGGCCGGCAGACGGGAGGCAAGCCTAAGCGGGATTGCGAAATGCAGCATATCACCCTGGAAGAACTGCAGGCCGAACCGCCAGTGGTGGATACCAGCCTGCTGACTGTTCGGGCGGCGATTATTAGTTGGAGGAAGGCGGCATGAACAAACTGAAATTGCCGGTCAAGTTCGATGAGGATTTCGACATCGTAGATGCTGAAGGTTTCCCGCTTTTGTTCGGCGCAGACATGATCGATCACCATCCTGAGATTGGCCAAGAAATCATGAAGCGCGTTAACAGTCACGGCCCTCTTGTGGAATGCCTGCGGCAAATCCAAAGCGACATATCTGAAACAGGCAATATGCGTGATGAGACCTACCACTTCATGCATATGACTATCCGTGAACTAGAACAGAGCTAGCACGCGACTAGATATGCCGGAGGAACCACCAATGAACGCACACGACAAAGACAAATTCGCCAAGGCGTTTGCCAACGTAGACGCCACCAGCGAGCCCGAGGAAATCCGCCGAATCATTGACCGGGACTTGGATGCCGAACTTCTGCAGAGCAAGTCCGGCAAGTGGTACACGATCAAAGACGGCGAGTTTAAGCCGGTGGAGGGCTGAGTGAAGGCCCTGCCCCCGCCAAGAAAGGCGGCCATCATGTCGGACCTGCAGCGCAGGTTGGTACTCAAGATCCGTTGTCAGGCGCGCAGCTTAGAAGCTCTGGCCGAGGCTCTTGATACCACCACCGTAACAGTCTGGACCTGGGCGAAATGGGGTCCGTCGTCCATGTCCGACCTGTCAGCCGCTGACTATCAATGGTTGCAGGATCGCCGCCAGGAGTACAACCAGGCGCAGGCCGAGCTAACCGCCCGCTATACGTGGCCCAAGCTGTCCGAAAAGCACAGCGTCAGCCAGCAACTGCTTAGCCGGTGGTATGGCGACCTACTGCGCAAGCCGAACCGAAGGGCAGCATGACCACCGAACAGCAAGCCACTGCCGCGCTGCAGGATCTGGAACAGGTCAAGCGCATAGAAGACCTGCAACTGGACTCCATGCGAAAGCTGGAGAAAGTCAAAGACGTTATCCGCCAACTGGTGCGGGAGATTAAGGGAGAGGGGCAATGACCGATTCAATTCGCGACGTCATCTGTGACGTTCGCCATTCAGCTGACGTTGATAACTACACGAACTATCAGCGCAAATTTTTGTGGGCCGTCGCAGAAAGACTTGAAGCCGCCGGCTCCGCATCCCCCTGCGAGCCGGCGGACGAGGCGATTCTAGTTGCCAGAAAGTGGCTCTCAATGACAGAGACCGAAGGCGGACATCTGCACTATGACGACATTACAAAAATGGCCCAAGCCCTTACCTACACCCAACCACCCAGCGGGGTACCGGAGTGGATGCAGGCAATCTCAGAAAACCTTCACACCCAGGACAACCGGATCACAGCAGATCCTCTTTTCGTGGTCTTCCAAAAAACTCTCATAGTTGTTGCTGAGGGTTACGATCACGACCGGATTGTGTGGGTTGACGACGAAGGGCATGAGGCAGACGAGGTAACAGAGAGTCAACTGAACGCATTGCGTTCAGACATATATGGCACTTGCTTCATGGAGGATGAAATAGAGTTGGGCGCCGATGAGCGTGAAGAATGGCGGCGGTTTGCCATAAAGGAAGTGGATCAGTTCGTTACTGCTTGTTTCACCGAGGACGGAGCTGAAGCCTACTTAAAAATCAACGGGCACAATCTGAATCGCCCGTTCATCTACGTCACCTCGCTGTTCCGCAACGAGGAGATGAAGGAACTCAGGAATTGGTTGCTCTCCACCAACGCCACCCCACCCCGGCCTGCAGATGGCTGGATCAGTGAGGTCAAAGCAGAGCGCCAGCGTCAGGATCAGAAGTGGGGAGGCCCATCTCACGACGACCAACACCGACCCGAAACCTTTGCTCAGTTGATTGAGGACTACTCTGGCTGGGCTCGCGTCATGGCTGGAATGGGCAGTCTGGACAAGTATCGGCGGCGAATGATTCAAGTGGCCGCGTTGGCTGGCGCTGCCGTTGAAGCTACGGATCGAGCGCTACAGCGCGCGGCCAACCCACCCGAACAGGGAGGTGAGTGATGCGGATTTCCGAGAAGCGCAAAGCTGGGGAAATTTTACGCCGTGGCGGTATTTCCTCTCGAATAATAGAGCTGGCCCGAGATATCAGCGAAGGCACTTACAAAGGGGCGATAGAAAAAGCTGGGCAGATCCGGGAGCTAGTGGACGCTGCCAGCTTTGACGATTACTGGACCGAAAAGGCCGCCATAGGCATCAGGCGCGAGCAAGGCATTCTAGCCTCAATCGTATCCGGTGAAATAAGCAGAGAATCGGCTTTAAGCCAAAGCGATCCTCGCAAACGTGTAGCGAGTAACGAGGTCTCCGCCAATGACTGACTACACCGAAGTTCAGAATTACCTGGAGCTAGCAAAGGATTCCAGTGATAGCTGGATCAAGGATCGCGCATTGGGTCGAGCGTCTGAGGAAATCACCGCCCTGCGCCAGCAGCTATCCGACGCAAAAGACGGCGAGAGAATGCTGTGGGGCTTCCTGGAGGACAAACGTCAGGAGCTTGAACAGGTGGAGATTCGGGCGTTTGCGCTGAACGAATGTCTGGCTGAGATGGTGAATGAGATGGACTCCGGAGACGAGCCCGGAGCGGGATTACCGTGGCACACCAGAGCCAAACAGGCGCTTTCCAGTATTGGCCGGGCAATCATCCTGCGAAAGCAGGCCGAGGCGGTGGATTCTGTGGCCGATAGGACAGTGCGCCCGATAACAGTAAGCGAACTGCGCAGAGTTGCCGACCTGTTACGTGAACAAGCCGGAGAGCTTGAAAATCCGGAGGGCGAATAATGCGAAAGAATATAGAGCGGTTCAACGCCAAATACGCGGGAAGCTACCTTGGTGATAGCTGGGTGGTAAGGGCCAGCGACTATGAGGATCTTGAGAAGCAGCTAGAACAGGCCGAGGCGCGGGTGGCTGAGTTGGAGAGAGACGCACCCAAATATGAAAAGATTACTTTTGGAAAAGACTGCCCTATCGGCAAGGTACAGGTTGAGCATATAGGGACGTCTGGCGCACTCGCTCATAGCAAATACGGGTGGAACCCTGGGTCATCAGCATTCATTGAGATTTACGTGGACGGCATTCGATACAGGGTTGACGTTGGTTCAAAGGATAAAGGGAAAGGCCCGGTGCGCGGACTGCACATTTGCGGACCCATAGGTATGGAAGTGGACTGCTACGCAATAAACGCCTGCTCCATTTCAGCAGGAGAGAAAACCGAGCAGCGCCTCAGACAGCAAGCCGACGAAGCCGAGAAGGCAGGAGGGAGTGATGCCTAAAGCTGAAATTACAGGCTACGTAGTGAGCCACAAGTGGGACGACGGTAGCGAAAACGAAATCAAGGTGTTAGCAGGCGGCTTCTCTGATGACGGCCCTTGGGTGTGGGTCAAATCTGATGGAGACGATTCGTTTTTCTTCCGGCCTGAATCCTGGCCATTGATCCGCGACAAGGTAGACGATCTATTCAAGCAGATGGCCGAAGCCGAACAGGCAGGCGGCACCCAATGAGCGACCCACTGTTCTGGATAATCGCGTGGGCCATATGCAGTCTTGCCCTGCTGGGGCTGGGCTGGTTGTCCGGTAAGCGGAAAGGGAGGTGAGTGTGAGCAATAAAACGACGGCTAGGCCGTGGGGCTTTAGAGAATCGGACGGCAAATACATCAGCAATGAGCCTTTTACGCTAGGTTCCGACGAACATGGAACAACGTCTAGCTCAATATTAGGTGCAGATGGGAAAGTTGTTTGCATCGTCCCGGAGGCCCACAACGGACAGTGGGCTGATGGAGAGCGGGTTTGCAACATCGAACACATCGTCAAGTGCGTGAACGCTCACGATGAGTTGGTGGAGGCTTTGCGGGAGGTGGTGCATTACAGCCAGAAGTGCGTTCTAAGCAAAGACGATCTGTGCATAGATGATGCGCTGGAACTGCTGGCCAAGCTGGACACGGAGGCCAAATGAACCAAACTGGGCTCCTTCTACGAGGCGACCATCAACGTGTTGATAGGCTTCGGCATCGGTCTGGCCTCTCAGTGTCTGGTATTTCCGCTGGTCGGCATAGAGGTGTCGCTGGCAACCAACTTGGAGGTGGCGGCCTACTTCACCGCCATCAGCATTATTCGCAGCTACGTGATCCGGCGCTGGTTCAATCAGCGCCTGCATAGGGCGGCACAACGGATGGCGGGGAGAGTGTGATGCCAGATGATCTTGAAAGCAGACTGAACTCTCGTATTGAGCGGTCCCAAAAGGCGCGCGGCGTTCTGCGCAACCCTGTTGCTGCCGCAGACATGATTATTGAGGCCCGCCAGATCATCGCCGACCTGGTGGAGTACGCCGAACGTAATGACCCAGGCAATCCGCACATCGGAAAGGCCAAGGGGTTATTGAGTGGGGGTGATCGGTGAAACAGTTAGTAAATATCCTTGGGCCCATCGCATTGGGGGTGAGCCTGGCCCTGCTTTTAACCTACGGGCTGGCCTCAATCGGGGAACCTCAGTCCGCGTGGCTCTGGTGCAACATTCTCGAAACCTGCCCAGGAGGCAGCCAATGAAATACCGCCCAAGCAATGGCACTGAAGGTGTGAGCACTATTGATCTGTTTGAGAATGGGGGTGGCGATAGATGAAAGCGGAGCCTGGCAAAGCATACGTGTATCAGCCATATGGTGTGGCGCATGGCGACAAGATTTTCGGGGTGTCCGGGCCTGATTCTCTAGGCTTCGAGGATGGCGGCCTGAAGGGGCTTACCCTGAAAGATGCCACCGAAATAAAAAGGTTCTGTAACGAGAATCCAGAGTTTGCTGCGAGCTTTGTTCGCCAGCTAAGGCGGCGCATGGAAATGCCATACGAGATTTCAAGCTGCGGATGTGAGTTTGAAAGTGTGCTCTCCAATGCGGTGAGTCTTTGCGATAAGTGCAGCGATGAGCATTTTTCGGATAGCGAGGGGAGCGGGAAGGCATGAACCAAATCGACTATTGCCAATGCGGCGGAAGCAAGGTGGTTTTCGTGACCACGATTGACGGCGCGACCAACGCTATATTGCCGGGAACCTCGCAGCATCTACCGCGCGACGTTGTTAATCGGATCGAATGCGCATGCTCTCATTGCGGGCTGCTTTATAGCCTGCACAGTTTGATGAGCCCGGTTGAGTTTTACGAGTGAGGCGAGATGCTATGAGCGAAACAGCAGACATGATTGCCAGAAAGGTAATGCGCGTACGCGACAACGTGCTCAGTCAGTGCCTAACCAACGCGCTTGGGCCGGATTGGGATTTTGAGTCGCTGAAAGGCCGGATCACCTGGCGGGTAGATAGGTTGTGGGGCAAAGATCAGACTACCTATTGGCTCGACGGTAAGGTTTTGGTGACGTTCACAATCCCTGACCAGCCCATGCCGGTATACGACAGCACGGAATTCAAGATGCAGTACGAGACGCCGCATTGGGAGGCAGCATGAGCGATCAATTTTTAAGGATCCCCGCGGTCATGAAGAAGGTTGCATTACGCAAGACCGCGATTTATGACAAAATCAACGCCGGCGATTTTCCGCCACCGATCAAGCTGGGGAATGTGTCGGTATGGCTTGAGTCTGAAGTTGACGAGTGGATCCAGGCCAAGGTGGCAGAGTATAGGGAGGCGGGGTGATGAGCGAGATTCCAGAAAATGCGAAAAATTTCAGGGTTCGAGGCTTTCAGGGGTGGCGATTCCTAGATCGCTACGACCATTCATTTAGCATCCAAAAAAGCAGTCTAGCCACAGAAGATTGCATCTGGTTCGGGCTGGATGACGCGAATCCTTTAGTGCTGCACGGTGACGCAAAAAGGTTGGGGATCAACACCGATGCTACTTGCGGTTGGATTCCATATCCGATCCCAGATGAAGTGAATATCAACACTCGAATGCATTTATCTCGGGAGCAGGTTGCGGAACTGATACCAGTGCTTCAGCACTTTGTTGATACTGGCGATTTACCAAGTGACGATCATCCCAAGCAATGAAAAAAGCGGGTATCAAAGCGGGTATTAACGGCTTTATCCGGTGCATCACAGTAAACAGATCAAGAGGTTAAGGCCGTTATGCTGCTTATGATCGATAACTACGATTCCTTCACCTACAACATCGTGCAGTATCTGGCGGAGCTGGGCGCCGACGTTCAGGTGTACCGCAACGACGAAATCACCGTGGAGCAGATCGAGGCGCTGAAGCCTGAGCGGCTGGTGGTCTCCCCGGGGCCGTGCACCCCCAACGAGGCCGGTGTGTCCATGGCGGCGATTCGCCACTTTGCCGGCAAACTGCCGATCCTGGGCATCTGTCTGGGCCACCAGGCCATCGGCCAGGTTTACGGCGGCGACGTCATCCGTGCCGGCCGGGTCATGCACGGCAAGGTGTCGCCAGTCTTCCACCAGGACACCGGTGTGTTTCGGGGCCTGAACAACCCCTTGCAGGCCACCCGTTACCACAGCCTGGTGATCGACCAGAACACCCTGCCGGACTGCCTGGAAGTGACCGCCTGGACCCGCAACGACGACGGTTCCATCGAGGAGATCATGGGCGTGCGACACAAGACCTTGCCCATCGAAGGCGTTCAGTTCCACCCGGAGTCCATCATGACCGAGCAGGGACACGAACTGCTGCGCAACTTCCTGAGACGCTGA